TGATTGGGATTACCTCGAAGCGGCCGAGGCGGCCTTCTTCGTTGGAAAGCGTCAGAGCGACGACTTCCAATTCCACGAACGTCAGGACAGCGAAGTGCGCTTCTGGCGCACCGAGGACGACTTGGGTTACAAGGCGTCCATCAACGTCCGGTTCGGCATCCTCATCAAGAACTGGAGGGTGTGGAGCAGGGGCGGCGGCACGAGCGCGTAAGCTCGCTCCGACCGAATAAGTAATGGCACGGGACCCTCTTGATATTTTCGGGAAATGCCACCGGTGCGGTGGTTCAGGACCGGACTATCCGGCGTCGGCTTTGACCGACGCGGACGCCCAGGACAACCTGAATACCCTACCCCAGGGCGAAGTCCTGAAAATGTTCGAGGGGGTCCCAATGTGCGAATACTGTATTCAGTCGGAAGAAAACCGTCGGGAGTCATTGCGAAGTGCGGACCGGCATGGAGAGGAAGAAGCCTTCCGAGCCCGTGTCGGATTTAAACGGACGATCAGCGAATAAGGAGAAAGTCATGCCGAAGCTCGAGAACAAAAAGAAAGCGAGCGAACAGGCCAATGAGGAGGCCCAAAAAGCCCTCATCCGAGCCCGGACGCTTTGCGAAGGTTATGCGGTGTCCTATACGGACATCGAAAGCACGGAAGATCTGCTCGCCAAAGTGAAGGCGGCCAAGGACGCCGGCGTTCAGCCGGTCGGGTTGCCCGAGGACCTGGCTGCGGAAGTCGGCGCGAAAGCCGTGCCGGCCCCGGCCAAGAAGGCCTCGGTTATTCCTCCGAAGGCCAAGAAGTCGGCCGAAGCCGAAACCGAGGACATCGAAATCACCTCGCCCGATCAGCTCAAGACCTACCAGGAGAGCGGAAAGCTCCACGGGTGGGGCGGTTGGTATGTCGAAGTGAAAGACGCGGAGGGCAACGTCATTGACGAGGTCCCGGCGAAGAACAAGAAAACCGGCGTGTTTGAGTTTGTGCCGGGAGCGAAGGGTGTGGCGCGGGTCCTGGCAGGCCTTCTGTTGGCCATCCTGGTCAGCGTGCCGGCGTTTGCCGGCAACTGCGCGTCGACAGACGAAGCGTGTCTTGGAAATCAGCGTTGGTCCGTCCAAAACGACGGCGACCTGGTCCCGACGACCGCCACGTCCTACGACATCGGCAGCTCGTCATACCCGGCGAACGATGTGTATGTGGGGGGCGACCTCTACACGCAGGGCACGCTCAAGGTGACCGGGCGGGTCAACGCGACCTTAACCCTCGCGTCCTCGTCTACGGCGATAACGGGGTCCAATGTCCCTTACGCTCTCATTCGCAAGAATATCGGCGGTGCCGGAAATGACAATGCCGGCGTCGGAACCGAACTTGCAAACGGAAAGCCGGGGGCCCAGCTCGTTATCCGGGTAGACAGTCTCGCGTCGGGAAGCTCGTGGATCGTTACTCCGGCCACAGCGACCGGATGGAACAAGCTCACCTTTGACGCGGCCCTGGAATACGCGGACCTGCTCTACGTCGACGACACGATTGGTTGGATTATTCGGTCCACCAACGCGACGATCGCGGGACACGTCTAAGCATGAACGGAAAGACCCTGGCCTCATACGCCTTCGGGGTGTGGCTCGCCGTTATGGCGGTCCTTCCTCCGATCCCGTATACCCTGTCAATCCGAACCGAGCCGATGTTTTGGCTCGCGGGGGTTGTTTTGGCCGGCTTTTTTGGGTTTTTCCTGGTTTATTGCAACTCAATGGGCGGTTGGCTAAAGGCCCTTGTCATATACCTTTGGCTAACCGCCTTTTTGAGCACCGCTCCATTCGCCTCATTCAACGCGGTCGCCCTGTTTATCCTGGCGGCCTATGTTTATATGGCCCTTCTTAAAAGCGACTTTAATATCATCACGCGCTTTATCGAAGCGGTGTTTTGGTTTGAGCTCGCCCTGGTCGTCATGCAACTTACCGGCCACGACAGCCTCATGGATTTTGGGTCGAAGTATACCGTGGTAAACGACGGTAGCGGATCCCTTATCGACATACAGGCCGTCGCCAAAGAGGGCTCGTTTTTCCTCGGGACCGTGCGACAACAAATGCGCCTGGGCTCTCTTTTCGCCGTGATGGCGCCGTTTCTCATTTACCGGAGCCGGCTCTATTTCATCCCGCTCTTTATCCTGGCCTACCTATCGAAATCGGCCGGGCTCTCAACGGCCCTCCTGGCCGGCGCGGTGACGCTCACCTGGCTCAACATGGACCGGAGATACCGCGGTCCCCTGGTCGGGCTTTCAATCGCGGGGTTATCGGTTTGCCTTCTTTTGTGGGATTGGGGATCCTTCTACGCGGCCTTCCTGGCCGGCGACGGGCGCCTTCAGATATGGATGGTCATTGTCAAAACCTGGCTATTCAATACTGCCGGACCTATGGGCTCGCCCGATTTCTTCGGCATCTCACAGACGGGGCCCTTTGACGTGAAATCCCTATTCTTTGGCCGTGGCCTGGACACGTTCATTTACCTTTTCCCGATATTCAAGCACGACCCGAACCCCTTCCCACAAGCGCACAACTGTTGGCTTCAACTCGCCTGGGAGGGCGGGCTTATCGGTTTGTCAATCTTTATCGGCTATTTTGTCAATCTTGTCCGTCGCCTTGCCAGGGGTTATCAGCATGAGCTCCTGGCCGGCCTCGCGTGTATAAGCGTCAATGCCATGGCAGCCTTTCCGACCAGGATGGTGCAGACAGGCTTCCTGTTGGTGGCCTTTTTCGCGATGTGCACGGCAAAAACCAGGGGGCAACTATGAGAAGCGGGGGATTTCAGGGGGGCTTTGAGGCCACGGCGCCGGTCATTACGGCCGAGGCCATAAGGGAACAGAGGGCAGACCAGGTCAGGAAGCACCAGGCCGTCATTGCCGAGCTCGAAAAGAAGGCGAAAGACCTTGGAGAGCGCCTTCTGAACCTGGACCGCGAGATTGAAGAGGCCTATAAAAGCCGTGATGAGCGGTTTCGGGCCGACGAGAAGGCTATTTCCCTGCAACGTAGCCAGGTCGACGGCCGCGAAATCAGGCTCGGCCAGGACATAGAGGCCTTCAACCGGGAAAAGGCCGCCTGGAAGGCCCAAAACGCGAAAGAACGGGCCGAAATCCGGGCCCTCATTGACAGCAATGACAGCATTTTGGAGGGAATCAGAGCTCAAAGGGCAGATATGGAGGCCCTTGCCAAGCGTGTTGACGACTATGGGCTTCGAGTTTCGGCTAAGGACGGGGATTTGAAGGCGCGCGAGGACCGCCTGGTCCAGGCGCAGAACCTTTACGAAAAGAACATGGGCGACCTGCAAGCTCTCGAGCTCCGGGTGCGTCAGCAGCGCCAAGAGCTCAAGATCGAGCTCGACACTATGACGGTCCAAAGGGCGACCTTCGCGGAAACCCAGGCCCGGCTTGAGACTTTGAAGAAAGAGGCCGAGGAAGCCACGGCACAAGCGCGCGAGGACCTGGCAAAGCTCTCGGAAGAGAAGGAAAACCTGCTCATCATTCAGAGAAAGAACACCGAACAGCTCAACGACATCAAAAACGGCCTGGCGAAGCTCGCGGACGAGGACGCCCGGCTCAAGACTTGGGAGAGGGCGCTATCGGCGAAGGCCGGCGTCCTGGATACAAGGGAACGAAACATCAAAGAAGCAGAAAAAGGGGGGAAAGCAACATGAACTTTGGACCTGAATCAAGGCAAGTCACAGAGGCCGACGGGATTGCAACAGCAATCGGCGTAAATGCCGATGAGCAGATCTACACCAAGAGTATGCAGACGACCTACGGGGAAGTGTTCGCGCTCGCTATTAAGGCGACCGGCACCACGCCGAACGTCAAGATCCACTTACAGCAGAGCCATGTGCCTCCGACTACGGAAGGCGCGAGCGACGCCAAGTGGGTTGTGCCGACGGGTGTTACGGATCCTCTGCTCACGCTCACCGATACGAATTGGCACCATATCGCCATTTCGCCTATCGCGCTCAAGTATATGCGCCTGCACCTGGACGGCCAAGCCGGCTCCGGCGCGGACGTGACGATTGAAGCCCATATTTCCAGACAGGAAAAATGGGGACGTGATTAAGAAGCTCTTCCCCCTCATTGTTTGCGGGACAATACTCGGAGCCCAAGCCGGGTATTGTTTCCGCGATGATGTAGCCACCCAGGCATACGCCCCGGATGGCACCGAGATTGGCATGGTCACGCGCAATATCCCGTCCGGCACACAGGACGTAAACATTGTAAGTGGTGGGGTTTCTGGAAATACGGGCATTGCAGAAGGCCGAAAGATCGTCACAACCGCCGGGACGCGCGTAGCATTGGCCGCTTCAACGGCCTGCAATAAGGTCGACATCGTGGCATTGGCGACAAACACCGGGACGGTTGTTGTGGGGGGCGCGGGGGTTATTGCAAGCGCCGGAACCCGTGTTGGCGTGCCCCTTAGAGCATTGGATTCGATAACGATTGATATTGATAATCTTTCGGACGTATGGATTGATTCAACCGTAAACGGGGAAGGTGTGACATTCACCTATTACACATGAGAACAGCGATTCTATTGTTGACGCTTGCCCTGTTCGCGACATCGGCTCACGCCGAGGTTAAGCGCGTGTTGCGCGTCCCGCAGGTGACAAGCGACCCTGCCTCTCCGGCGCCAGGCGATGCGTGGGTGCTTAAAACGACAGGCGGAGGCGGCGGAGCGGTTATCGGTATGCTTGCCGGGATTACCTATGCCGGAGCTGGGACGACCTATCAATACTCATACAGAACCAAAGAGGCGACAACAGTGAGGGCAACGCTTACATGATTATCGTTTTTTTGCTCTTAATGTGCGCCCCGGCATACGCCGAGGTCGAGCGCGTTCCGAGAGATCCGCAGCTTGCCGCGGACCCAACGGCGCCGTCCCGAGAGGATTCTTGGGTGACGGACGGCTACCAATGGTCCTATCGAACACTCGAAGGACAAACCAAAAGGATGCAACTTACATGAAAAACCTAATCGTCGCCTTATCCCTTCTTTTGTGCGCCCCGGCCATCGCGGCGACTTCTTCAATCAACGTCACCGAGGGCTCCGGGAAAGAGATCGCGACGTATTCGATCTCCGAGGACGCCACGACAAAGCAGGTTCAGCGCATTTCCGTCAACGACTCGTCCGGGAACGAGGTTGGAACTGCGGGAGCGCCGCTTCGCGTGGATCCGACCGGAACCACACCACAACCAGTCACCGGCACGTTTTGGCAGGCCACGCAGCCGGTTTCAGGGACTTTTTGGCAAGCGACTCAGCCCGTATCAGGGACCGTCACAGTTACCGATGGCGCCGGCGCCCTGAACACCATAGTCGATAGCGGAACCGTGGCAATCTCGCAAACGACGACCGACAACGACGTTGACGCCAACATCACAAACGGCTCATTGGCCGTAACTGGAACATTTTGGCAGGCGACCCAACCCGTCAGCGGCAGCGTAACCGCAGACACCGAGCTCCCAACGGCCGCGGCGATTTCCGCAGAGAATACGGCGGCTCCAACAGCCCCGAGTGTTTACGCCTTTCCTGTGGTATTTGACGGCACGAATTGGGACAGGTTAAAAGGCGATTCGACCGACGGTATGCTTGTCAACCTCGGCGCGAATAATGATGTGAGTGTTACGTCCATGCCGACAACGACGGTCACCGCAACAAATCTTGATGTTCAGATCGGCGGGTCCGATACATTGACAGTTCAAGCGACAAATCTTGATGTCCGAGACATCGACTATGCCTCGGACGATATCGGAATCCGTGGGATTCTCACTCCGCTTGGCGACTCCATGATCGACGACACCAATGACGCCTTGAAGGTCAATCTCGTCGCCGGAGGGGCCGGTGACGGAGCAATCCAAGACGGAGTAACCTCGTCAATCGAGGCGACGGTTCTGGATTACACCAACTCAAATCCTTTAGCCGTTCGTCTGACCGACACCAACGGAGATTACATCGCCGCGGGAGCGGGAACCCAATACACAGAAGGCGATACCGACGCCACGATCACCGGGACGGCGATGATGATGGAGGGGGCCGGGAACGCTCTTGTGGCGGCCCCAGGAACAGCAGCAGACGGCCTCTTGGTGAACCTCGGCACAAACAATGACGTCACCGTCACCGGGACCGTGACGGCTAACGCGGGATCCGGGACGTTCGTTGTTGGCGACGGTGCCGGGGCCTTGAACGTGATTGTGGACTCCGGGTCAATCACCGCTTCGGACCCAACCTTCACAGACGCTACGGGAACGACCGTCCCGGCCAATGCGGCTTTTATCGGTGGAACGGATGGGACCAACACCCGGGCGCTCAAGACCGACGCTTCCGGCGAGCTCCAGGTCGATGTCCTAACCATGCCAACGACAACGGTGACGGCCACCAACCTCGACGTGCAGATTGGCGGTTCAGACACCGTGACCGTTCAGGCGACGAACCTGGACGTTCAGATCGGAGGCTCGGACTCTCTCACAATCGGAACCTTCCCTGACAATGAGCCTATCAACGTAGCGCAGAAGGGAGGGGCGACCGTGATAGCCGGCCCCTGCGAAAGAGAGGTCCCTCTTTACGCACAAATCAACCAAGCCACTGACGCTCAAATAATCACCGGGACAGCGAGTGAACGCATCTACATTTGCTCGGCCATGCTTGTATCGGCTACCGCTCAAAACGTGGCGGTCATAGACGGGACGGGGTCGGTGTGCGCGACAAGCCCCACAGGTCTTTTGGGCGGCTCAACGGCGGCCACAGGGCAGAACCTCGCCGCCAACGGCGGTTTCGTGCTTCCTTTCAATCCAGGTGGGTGGGCCAAGACTTCAACCGACGCCGACAATGTTTGTATTGATCAGTCAAGCACAGGGCAGGTCAGCGGCGTCATAACCTATGTGAGCGTGGCAAACATCTGATGAAAAAACTACTCTTAATCGCTTTCTTGTTTGCCTCGACACCTGCTTGGGCGACTATTGCTTATTTCAACTCAGCGTCTAATCCTGCGGACAATGGGTCGGTGGGAACCGGAACGGTCGCTGTTACTCCGCCAGGATCAATGACGAGTGGAGACTTGGTCTACGTTGCCACCATGACAAGAAACTCGTCAATGTCAAGCACAGTATCGGAATCCGGCGGGCAGACGTGGTCGTCATTGAGTAGCGTAAACACAACAAACACATCAGCCCGTATCCATTGGTGTCGATTCAACGGAACGTGGTCGGCAAACCCATCTTTCAACGTCACCGGAACAGGTTTAGCAACTGTTGTTATGCACGTCTTTAATCCAACAGACTCGGCAAACTTATGGGCCGTAGACCAAGCGCAGGTTGAACTTGATTTCTCTGCGCCAAGCTCTCCATACACCGTCACAATTACCGGACAGACGACGGGGCAGACAAGCACCGTAACCATAGCCGGATGGTTTACGCCGGACGACAACACATGGACTTCGTTGTCTGGAACTGGGTGGGTTGAAACTGGTGGAAATCAATACAGAAACAATGGCGGAAACGATGGCTCATGCACGTTTGCTCATTACATTTCAACATCTGCGTCTACAGCTACGGGTAACGTATCAAAAAATCAGGTTGATGTTGCACCCGACTTAGGCACATCGTCCATTATTACTTTTTATGAGTATGCGCCTCCCGTTGGCGGTGCAAACAGAGACTTGACGCTCTTGGGCGTTGGAAGTTAACCGGAGGACAACATGAAAAAAACACTCGCCGTCGCCGTCGGCCTTTTTTGCGCGGCGAACTGCTACGCCTGGAACCTGGGCGGCTTCAACGAAGGGGAATTACGGCTCCAAAAGAACGACATCTACTTTTCGGAGCTCGACACCGACCCGGTGGCACCTGAAACCAACGGGATGAAAATGTATGCCAAAGACAACGGGAGCGGAGGAACGAAGATTTACACCATGAACTCTTCGGGAACCGTAACCGAGATTGGGGCCGGGGCCGGTAGCGACTTTGCAACCGACTTCGGAACAGAATCATTCGCCGACGACCAGGTTTTTGTCGCCGACGACGTAAATGGTGGAACGCCCAGGACCGTGCCCGACACGACCGCGGCCAACACCGCCCTGTCATACGATCAATCGACCAACACCTTTTCGGCCAAGCTCATTACCGGCTCAAACGGGTGGGCAGATGCCGGGACAGAAATTAACCTTTCAACCTCAACGGACGCGGTTGGAATTGGCGGGTCCGCTCTCGGGAAGCTATCGGTTACGGGGACAAGCGACCAGGCGCAGTTTGTCGTCAGAGGCAACGCCACGCAAACGGCGAGCCTTGCCATATTCGAGCAATCAGACGGAACCGACGTTCTTACGATTTCAAATGCCGGGGTTATGACGCTTACCGGATCCGGCTCGGCGACCAACCAAATCGGCACCATCACCCTTGCAGACGACACCGACGGCGCGCTCACCATCACGGCCAACGGCGACGGGTCCGACGAGGACCTAACCCTCAACCTGGACGACACAGCCAATACGGCTGTTATCAGCTCGTCCACGGGCGTTACGGGCATTTCCCTAACCTCAATCGGAATCACGACAGGCGCGGCCTCTAACCTATCAGCCGGCACGACAACGCTCGGAACGGTGGCCGGCGCCATTGACGCAGGTGGCGCAACCTCGGTCGAGATCCCGAACGGGACCGGCCCGACGGTGGACGCCGCCGGCGAGGTCGCGGTCGACACGACAGACGATCAGCTTGTCTATTACGGCGCGGCAAAGCGAGTAATTCCATACACACAAGACAAGTGTTTCACGGTTCAGAGCCCGGACGGCACCACCCATGACAACGTGCCGTTTTGGTCACCGACGGACGCTATCACAATAACAGGAGTGTATTGCCGGACCCAGGGGGGCACATCGGTAGGAATCACAATATCCGATGGAACGAACGCGCTCGAGGAGGTCGTTTGCGACAGCGACGGCCAGGCAGACGACGGCTCAATCACAAACGGCACCTTTACCGCCAACGAGCGCATGGAGTTTGATACCGGAACTGAAACTGGCACGGTCGATTTCTGCAATGTGTGTGTGAGGTATACCGTCGATGCTCAATAAAGCATTCGCTATCGCATTTATCGGCCTTTTTGTCCAGAGCACAGCCTTTGCGGCGATCGCCTATGACAACAAGGCGTCCTCGTCAAATACTTCATCGGCTTCCCTGACCTACTCTCATACGGTTGCAGGATCCGACAGGATTCTTTTTGTTTGGGCGAGCGGACATTACACATCGGGGGCCGCTTACCCGACATCCGTGACCTATAACGGGACGAACATGACCGAGCTGACGGATACCAGACAGGATTATGTCAACGCCCGTTCAAGCGTGTGGTATCTCATTGCGCCGGACACAGGGACGAATGATGTTGTTATTACATTTGCGGCATCAAAGGACAGCATTATTGGCCTGTCGCTCTCATACACAGGGGCAGACCAGGCCTCGCAACCGGACGCGCAAAACTCTCAAAACGGCCAAGAGGCATCGGACGGCATAGCGGATACCTCGATTACGACGACGGTAGACGGGTGCGGGATAGTGACGTTTGCCAATGGAAATCAGAATTGGGGAGCATGGACGGTGGTGTCTCCATTCACAGACCGCTCAAGCGCAAATGCCGCCGCAAACCATCAGGCGTATTCAGCCGACTACATTGTGAAGGCGACGGCCGGTGCCCAAGAGGTTGATTGGACTGTCGTGAACCTTGAAAACTGGTCGGTGTTCAACGTATCTTTTGACCCGGCGGCAACATCAACAGGGCAGGTCATAATCGTATCGTGAAAACACACAAAAAAATAGCCTATATCGTTCTGTCTTGGCTCGCGTTCGCGCCATTGGCCGCCATCTTCACGACGGCCGTTCAAGGAGTGCCGACACACTATTATTTTTCGAGCTCTACCGGCGACAACGCGAATCAAGGTCTTTACTCGTGCTCGCAGGCCCACCCGTGCCATGATTTTAAAGGCACCACCCTCGACAACACCGGCGCGCTTTCGTGCGGAGACACAATAAACTTCAAGCGCGGCGACGTATGGGAAGGATCCGAGGCAGAGGTTGAGGTAAAGAGCCAGGGGTGCTCTGGAAACCCTATCTACATTCAGGCATACGGAACGGGCGAAAACCCTATTTTGGCCGGCGCGGCAGTAACTTCTGGCGGGTGGACCAATACCGGAGGCGGCATTTACAGCATAACCGGCCAAAGCCAAACCCACCTAAAGACTGTCGCATACACCATTGGCGGTAGTCATGGAGCGCTCGGTTATTGGTCAGGAACGGTTACGACGCTTCCGGCCGGGACATACAAGCGGTCAGGCACAACGCTTTATATTCACCTGCCAGGCGACGCGGACCCGGCCACTTCCAACGTCCGCATTGGCAATTTCTCGCACTCATCCGGCGACGGATCCCACGGCCTTCTGCGCGGAGCAGAGGACGAGGATTACTCGAGCTATCAGTATTTCCGCGACATCACGGTTTTGGGGGCAAACGGGGTCGGGTTTTCGTTCAACGGCGTCGGCGATAGGTCGGCGGGTGTCCGCGTTATCGGAGCCGGTCAGGATGGTTTTCTGTGTTGGCACCTGGGATTCCTCGGGGCGTGCTCTGATGGCGTTAACTACTACGACGAATACGCGTATAACGCCGCCGGCGCGAACGGCGGAGGGGGCTCTGGACAGGGGTGGACATCCTGGGGTGGTCCGTATATGTGGGCCGTCGGCTATATCGGTGGAAGCCGCCCTTTCAGCCATGACAATTTTATGGCCGGCGTAGATTTTCTCGACTTTAACGCGGCAACAAACGTAACCCACAGCGGGTTGATGCGAACGGAGGTAACGAACAACGGCCTCGCCAAATCAGACCCATCATACGACGCCAACATTTACGCAGACGGGGCAAGCGAGGTGTTTTTCTACGGCGTCCACGCATACAGCAGCGGGGTTGGGTCGGGCACCGCCGGCAACGCCAGGACCGGCATTTTATTGGGAAGCGAGCACCCGACCACGAAGCCGGTCGAAAACGCCTATGTTATCAATTCGCTCATCTATAAGACCCATTGGGCCGCAATCGGATCCCAGGAAATATGCTACGCCTCTACAAGTGAATGCCCACCGGACGGCAACACCAAGCCGAATAACAACTACAACCATAATTGGATAAACAACACGATTCTCGCCTACGACGCCGGCACGTTCGATATGGTCTACTCGTTCGGCTCAATAGACCCGACAGCTCACAACCTCCAATTCAAAAACAATGTGATTGTTGCGGATTCGGCCTACGTCTACGCCTACGGAATTGGGAGCACGCTAACAACGGCTATGGAGGCCGACTACAACATCTACTATCGCCGCGGGGGATCGACAAACCTTTGGGCCTCGAGCGGTGGAGGCTCGCCCTTTTATACCCTGGCAGGCTTCCAAAGCGCAACCGGAGAGGACGCTAACTCTATCAATTCCGACCCTCTGCTCGTGAACAACGGAGATTCTGCAAACCCGGCGCTCGGCGACGGCTCTCCGGCCATAGACGCGGGGACCGAAACACCTTACACCATTCCAGCTTGGTTGCCGGCGACTGTCTCTTACGACATCGGGCCAAAAGGTGTGCGCGGGTCCACGCGCGCGAGCGGGGCCATCGACGATATTTCCGTCAATATGGACATGGGTTATCACAAAGACTACGCCGGCCTCACAAGCGTATCGGTCGTGCCGTCGAGCTATGTGGCCGGCCAGGTCGTAACCTATACGGTCACGTTCACCATGCCCGAGAAGGTAACGGCCCTGCTCTATAATTGGAAAATTAAGTTTACCTTCCCTGCGACATACACCCTTTCTTCGGGAGCCGCCTCAACGGTTTCAAGCTCGACGATTTCAGGAACATGGACAAGTGCGGTTTCCGGTCAATCCATTACGGCAACGCGCGTTGGAGATGGCCAGTCGGAGTTTCCGGGCACCTATACGTTCACCATTTCAAACGTGAAGAACCCCGTCACGGCAGGGGTTACAGGCGTCTTTTACATCGAAACCCAGGACCAGGACGGGATCAAGGTGGCCGAGTATTACGACGGAACCGCGTCAACCACCTACAACCAAATTACCGGGATAACAATAACCGAAGCCGGAGGCGGCTCGGTGTGCGGAAACTCGATTATTGAGGCCGGCGAATCATGCGACGACGGGAACACCGATAATTTAGACGGGTGCTCAAGCACTTGTCAGACCGAAACGCCAACGTGCGGCAACTCTATCGTGGAGTATCTTGAGCAATGCGACGACGGCAATACGGACCCGCTTGATGGTTGCTCGGCAACGTGCCAAATCGAGAACCCGGTTTGCGGAAACGGCATTGTCGAGTATCTTGAGCAATGCGACGACAACAATACCGACAACGGCGATGGGTGCTCAAGCACTTGTCAGACGGAAGCCGCGCAGGTTGCGCACGGGCGACACTCGGGGCCGCGTTCTTTTAGCGGTCCGGTCAGTTTTTCATAGGGAGGAATTATGGCAACACGGGCAAATCTTGAAAACTTGGCGATGGCCTTCGCGGCCGGCCTAAAAGTCAGCGAAATATCGGGTGGGAAGCCGACGATCGACCTCATGGTTCAGAAAGCGGCCGACGAAACAGCCTATCTTACCTGCGCCCTCATCACGGACAGCAAGTTTAATGCGGTCGCGGACCAACAGAAATACAGCCTTAATACGGTCGTCAGCCGGTTTTGTGTTATCGGCCCTCCCGGGCTCTATTGGAACCAGGGAACGGCCGACACGCCGGACTATAAGCAACTGATCCCGGTGTCAATTAAGTGGCTCGACGAAAATATCGCAAATTGGCGCGACGCGGACAGCGACGCCCCGCAGTATTTCGCCCAGGAAGGCTCGGACCTGGTCATTCACCCGAAGCCAAGCGCGAGCCTCGCCAACGCCTTTTGGCTTTACTTCGGGCAGAAGGCTTACAACATGGCCGACGACACGAATTATCCGTTCTATGGGACCTCCGAGTATGAGCATTTAACCGTCCTGGACATGGCAATCGTTCTTCATTTCCGGTGGCAGGCGCAGTTTATCCTAAATAAAGGCGAGGCCGAAATCCTGGGCGCGCGCAAGGATTACGACAATGAGATCGAGCGCGTTACCGGCCTTCTCATGCGTAATCTTGCCATCCAGAACAGCCGATACAACAAATACGGGGGCCCGGCCGTCCGATGAAAAAACTCTCGCTTTTTGTTTTATTCGCCTATCTCTTTTCGGGGGTAGGATTCGCGGAAGAGGCGACGCGCTCCTACGTCATAAGCTCGTTCGAGAAGGGCTTGAACGACCACGCTTCGCCCTATGTGGTCGGCGACAACCAGGGAACGATCGCGCAGAACGTCCGGTTCAACAACGCCTACGGCACAGTCGCCAAGCGGCCCTCTGTCCTGAATTATGGGACCATTGGCTCGAGCGCTGCGGTCAACGGCCTTTACCGTTACTACAAATCAGACGGCACAAAGAAACTGATCGCCGCGAGCTCAACAAAGCTCTACGTCGGCGACGATACCGCCGGCACGTTTCAGACCATCAAGACCGGCCTTACCGACGGCAAGCGATGGCAATTCTCCACCTACAAAGACATTCTGATCGCCTCAAACGGCTACGACAACACCCAAAAATACGACGGAAAGACGCTTATAACCGACGACACCGAAGAGGCCAGGACCGCAACGGCGGTTACCGCAGACCTGGGAGCGCCATTCGCAGAGCTCGATACCGGCTCAAACCTCGACGCGACCTCCTGGTATACCTGGCGAATTGCTTACTACGACGGCTCGACCTATATTTACTCCACAGCCAGGACCAACGCGCTCAAGACCGGCTCAACATTCAAGGCCGCGAAGCTAACCGATGTCCCGCTTGGGCCAACGGGCACGACGACGCGCTATATCTACCGGACCGAAGGACAGGCAAGCCAGGCAGCCGCCGAAGCGGCCACAAGCTACTACCAGGTCGGCTCAATCGCAGACAACACGACAACCACCTACATTGACAACGTCGCAGACGCAACAATTACAGCGGACGCCGCGCCAACCTGGGCAACGGTATCGGCCGGCGTCAACGGAACGCCACCGAAAGGCAAATACAACCTCATCCATAAAGAGCGTCTTTTTGCAACCGGAAACAACACGGACCCTTCAAACATTTATTGGTCCGACCTTTTTAACCCCGACGTATTCGACCCGACCGACTATGTCTCTATCCGAAGGAATGACGGCGACGCGATTACCTTCCTCAAGGAACAGCTCGGCATTCTCACGGTCGGGAAAACGAACACCATCCAAAAGTTTTATACGGAAGGCGACACGTCGACATGGCAAGCCTCCGCGCCGCTTTCTTTCGTAGGGTGTCCGGCTCCCTATTCCGTCGCCAATACCCCGGTCGGCATCTTCTATGTTGGCCGGGATGGGCTATATAATTTCAATGGCCAATACTCTTCGCTCATTTCAGACGCAGTTACGCCGAAAATCAGGGACATTCTCGAGGTCGCCCTGGACAACGCCTGGGGGATGTGGTTCAAAAACGAGTATCAGCTCGCGTATACCTCGCGATCGACCGGCGCCACCCACAACGACAGGGTGCTTGTCTATGACACGACCCGTGACGCGTATAGCGTGGACACGCGAAACGTCAACTGCTTTGCGACATTCTCATCCGGCACGGACTTCGGCATTCTCTACGAGGGAGCGTCAGACACAACCGGTAGGATATTCGCCCAGGAAGCGGCCACGCCCATCCTCATCAAAAATCTAAAAAGCGAGCTCGACGCCGGCACTTTTTCGGCGACCGTATCCAGCGGGGAAGAAACGTCCCCCGTTCTTTCGATCGGCGAGGACGAGACTATTGACGGAGGCTCGGCCGGCACCATCGACACGGAAACTGGAATCATCGACCGGCTCGCCACCTCCGGCACCTGGACGAGCCCGGCCTACCAAATCAACGCCACAGGCCTTACGCTTCTACAATGGAACGAGGACCTGAATAGCTACGGGGACGTCACCTTCCAAATCAGGACCGGGGCCACACTCGGCGCCCTGGCCGCCGCGTCCTACTCATCGTCATTCACCAACCCCGCCGGCTCGGATATTTCAGCCGTAACGGCGAGCGTCTACATTCAGGTCAAGATTTCGCTTTCAACGTCAGACATCACGGTAACCCCGGAGCTCTACGTCAACGACGGCTATATGTTTAAAATCACTTATGAGCGGTCTGGCGATGAGGCCGAAACGACAATCCCGAGTATTTGGGAGAGCGGTTGGAGAGACTTCCAGGCCCCAGGATTCAAGAAGTGGATCCGCAGAATCAAGGTATTCTACCGCGGGACCGACGGAACCATGACGGTCAATTACCGTAACGACCAGGACGACGTTGACAACTCTTTCACCATCGATCTATCACAGGACCCGTCAGCGAACACGGTCACTCTTGGAGAGGACAATTACCAGGGCGACAATACCAACAAAATCTATGTGCACTACACGCCGGCAAACACAGCAACGCAGGGCGCGCCAGTCGGGCAATTCTGGAAACTTAACATCACGGAGAGCGGCACAACCGTTTGGAACGTGGATAAAATCGAGGTGCTCTATGCGGTTGAACCTATCAATAATTAGCGCGTTTTTGTTGGGCGTCGTATTGGGCGGCGCGATTGGGCCGTTGCCTGTTTTCTCTAACGGGGAAACGATAACGTCATTCAAAGACGAATCGCTACCGGTTTTGAATGAAGAATTAAGGCAAATCAGGGCAGAGCTCGCGGACCACGAAACAAGACTAACAGCGGGAGGGCATTAAACATGAAGGCATGGAAGCGTATTATCGGCGTCGCGCTCCTCCTGGCGACGGTTGTGTCGCCGGTGTTGGCGGCCGACCAATGGGATAAGACAGCACCACAGGGATCCGACCAACGCTCGGACATCGACACTATTGTCCAAGAAAATAACGGAGCCCTGGACCGTATGCTCAAGAATTATCGCACGGGCGCATACGGCTACTACGACAGCGCGAGCCAATTCAAGGTGTCGGCCGGCGACGTGATGATTTCCAACGCGGCCGGCACGGTCCGAAAAATGCGCTCCAACACCTCGGCGACGACCGTGACATGGTCGGATATTGACACCGGCGCCGAGGCCAACAGCACCGTCTATTATTATTATGCTGTCGCAGACACCGACATTGACGGATTCACAATCCTAATCAGCGCGTCGTCGACAACTCCGACCGGCGCGACCTACTACCGCAAGCTCGGATCCTTCTACAACAACTCATCCGGCGACATTGAAATCGGCGGCATTATCGAGATGTTCTCGGGCTACCTCTCGAGTATCCCGCCCGGCTATGTGCTTTGCGATGGCACCAACGGAACGCCGGACCTATCGGACCGGTTTGTTATTGGCACCAAGAGCGGCTCGACGGTTGGCGCGGTTGGGACGTATGGCGGTGACTTGACCGGCTCGGGCTCCACTCTAAGAACTGCGGACGCGAGCGATTCAGCGAAGGAGCAGCCGGACGGCACCGACGGCTCAAGCGAATCAGAATCAACACACACACACAAATACCCGAAATACTACGCGCTCGCGTTCATCATGCGGCAAGGAGTGGAATAAATGAGAAAAATGCTCGTTTTTGTTGTATTATTTATGGCAACACCGGCTTTTGCACAAGACTTTTACTACCTTGTGGATAAGGACGGAAAGGTCATTGATAAGCAGGGGAAACCTTACTATCAAACCGGGATGGAATCGCGGGGTGAATTGCAAGTGAAATCGACCCAGGACATTCCGCTACGAAAAGCGGAATACTCCAACGGCGTCGTGAGCGCCCATGTGAACACGCCCGAAGAGGACGCCGCCGAAAACGCGAAAAAGAAACTGAGCCAGGAAGAAAAGGCGATCAAGCGTCGTATGAGAAAGCTCGCGATGGATTCGCTCAAAGCCGAGGGTGTGGTTTTTGAGCAAGTCACCGAGCAGGGGGACTAAAATGGCATTCCTCGGATTCGGAAAGAAAGACAAGTCGACCACCATCAATTTCCCCACTATCCCCGCGTGGGCCGACGATCCTCTCTTCGGAAAGACACAAGACGAGCTCTATGATTTTGGCTCAAACCTGCTCGCCGGCAAGCCAAACGATTATTACAAGTCGATAGGCGAAACCGGAGGCCAGGCCTTTGAGGACGTGGTTCGCATGACAAACCGCGACATTGAGCGAAGCGCGCTCGAGCTCGCGGCCAAGACCGGAGCTCCCGGCGGCGCCGTCCTGTCAGCCGTGTCGAAGGCAACCGCGGACGTGACAAAACAACTTCGGTGGGAGGACCTTGTTCGCGCAAACGAGGGCAAGGTGCGTTTGCTCGGAGCCGGCCTCGATACCGTTGGCGGTGTCAGCGGTCGGTCGCTTCAATACATGGGCGCGAAAAACAACTACGCTCTTGGGAAGGCGCAGATCGAATCGAGCCAGGCCTCTCAACAGGCAGAGCTCGACGCCAAGAACAAGGCGGCCAAAACGTCCATGTGGTCGAATATCCTCTCGAGCGCGGTGGGCGCGGCCTCGAATATCTACGGCATGAACACTATAGCAAAAGCCTTTATGGGCGCCGCCGGCGGTTCAAAGGGAACCTCGAATATCGCGGATAACCCGTTTGCGCTCGCAACGATATTCGCATAGGAGGCTACCATGAGCGACGTAGGTTTGGGTATTCTTGAAGGGTTGGCTCAAGGGACCGAGAAGGCCACCGCCAACCTCTTCAACATAATGATCAAAAAGCACGAAATCGAGACACAGACGGCCAAGAACGAAATCGAGGCCAAGAAGGCAAAGCTCGAGCTCCAAAAGCTCGAATACGAAACAGACCCGGCAACCCTGGCCCTCAAGACCCAGGAAACGGAATCAAAAATCAAGGCGCAGAAGGCCCTCGACCAAATGCGACTTGTGACCGTAAAGCAGAAGGAAATCCAACTGCGCGACACGGTCCGTCAGCACAAACAAGCGATGGACTTTTTCGACACGGTTATCAATGACCCGTCCAAACGAGACAGGATCGGAGTGTCAGCAGACGGCAAGCTCACCTACCGGCCCCCATCAGGAACGGCAGCCGGCCCGGGCTTTGCCCCTTCAAACATCTACTCCGTCGCCGAGAAAATGGCGAAGGAAAAGAAGATTGCCGGCGGGGATTACAGCGGTCAGGTCACCCAGGCCGACATTCAGGCCGAGTTTGCAAACGCCAGGAATATGCTCTCGTCGGCGCGCGGGACGCCGGAGCAGACCGCCGCGACCGGATACACCGCGGACCAGGAAGCCATGATTGCCGACAACATGAAGGCCTATGGAAAGACAAGGGACGAGGTCGTGAACGCCCTCAAGCGCAAAGGCCATTTGTAAATGGCCGTAATCAAAGACCTCTTCGACAGCACGCCCGAACAGCCGGCCGCGCCGGCACCCGCCCCTTCCACTAAGGTCGTCACGGGGCTTTTTGACGAGCCGGCCGCGCCGGCGTCTTCCGTCGAGAAGCCAACCGAAATCAAGATAGAGGGCCCAAAAGGCCCGACCTTCCACGAGAACGTCACCAATTTCATCCGGGGCTTTACCGGAACGGACGATGTAGGCGACGAAAAGGAAATAGGCAAGGCGCTTATGTCGCCCGAGGTCAGGCTATCAGCTGCGGATCCGAAGGCCACGCCGGCACCGAAAGACCTTTTGCGCGAGCTCAACGCCAGGCGCGAGGTCCGGGCCTTACGAAACGACCCGGCCTCCGGCGACCTCAAGGTCCAGGCTTTTATGAGCGGGATTATCGCGGACCCCACCGCACCCCCCGAGCTCTCCCGCGCCTTCCCCCTTCAAAAGATGGCCGGCGACATTACCGGCCTCGTCGGCATTGGAAAGGTTATTGCCCCAATGGCCGGAGTTATCAGGGGCGCCCAGGTATTCGACAAGATCCCCGGGCTCGGGGCCGGGCTTAACGCCGTCGCCCGTCACGCCGGCGCGAACATGGCGCAAAGCGGCTCGACATTCGGTATCAAGTCTTTGGTCGATAATATGTCTCGTATCGCGGGTGGTGATAAGGAGGTAGGAGCCAAGCAGGTAATCGGGGAGGCGGTGAGCCATACCGCCTTCGGCGCCGGCTTGGGTGCGGTCGGAACCATCCCGGCACCGCTCCTACGGATTCCGTCAGAAGCGGCCTACGGCTTCGCGACAGCGAAACTGCAAGGCGCGGACAACATCAACGCCGGAGCACAGGCCGTCATATTCGGTATGTTTGGCCTGCTCAACCGGCATAATCTCACGATCGCCTATAAGACCTCGGCTCTAAACGGGCTCCACGACGCGGTCGTCGACAACATGGTTGCCAGGGGATTCCCTGAAAGTTTCGCAAAGGAAGAAGCGAGCCGGTTTGTCAACGGCGTGTTCAATATGGTCAAGGACGGAAAGCCCATCAAGCCGGGCGACGTATACGCCCTGGCCGCCGAGCTCCGCAAGGGTGGGGACATTGGCATTTCGTTTCCCAGGGCCCCGCAGACCACCAAAACCGCAAGCCAGGCAGAGAAGCCGGTCAACGTCAAAATCGAAGGCCCAAGCAAGCCGGAAGCCAAAGGCGAGGCCCCCAAGAAGCCGGCCACACCGCCGGACCAGGCTATCAGCCTCACAGCCCAGGACCTTCTCGACCGCCCCGTGTCCGACCTTCATGCCCGCTGGGAAGCCTTGCAAGAGGCCGCCGGCAAGCAGAAAGCCCCTATCCTCAAGGCGATCGCGGACCTTCAGAAGGAGCTCGCGGGTAAGAAGGGCAAGGAAAAGACGCCTATAAACAAGAAGATCCAAGAGCTCGAAGCCGAAGCCGAAGCTATTGACGCTGTCGCCGAAGAGGACCAAATGAAGGTCAATGAGGACCTCAATGCCTATATTCACGAGGAAGCAAAGAAGGCCGGTATATCCGAGGACGAATTGAGCGACCTCGTGGCCCAGGTAGAGCTCTCCATCCAAGAGCGCCCAGGCATTGAATCAAATTGGCAGACTTCGGTGCGCGATGTAATCAAGGACGAGATCGCCGCCTACGGGGATTTAAGCCCGGAGGACCGCGAGCTCATGGCCGGCGGGAAAGAGTATTTCGACGCCATGAAGGAAAAGGACGCCAAAGCTATTTACGTCCCGAAAGAAATGATGGCCCAAAAAACCTGGGAGGGTGGAAAGCATATTGGCAAGCAGGGCGCAGTAGAGGACTCTTCTTCGGGGCATACGGTAGACAGCGGGAAGATACAAAAGCCTTTTGAGTGGGAAGGCAAGCTCTACGTCAAGACCGGGAGTGTGGGTTATGAGGCCCGCGTTTCAGAGGTAATCCCGGCAGACCAATTTACCGGCAAGACCTACTCCAAGATTCAAGAGCTCCACGAGCTATGGAATAAAGACGAGGCAAAGCGCGGAGATATGACAGGCCTCAAAGTCAGTTTCAGAGGGAAGCCCTACGTCATAGGCGCTCCGGCCATTTTTCGTCCCGACGACTATAAAGAGCGCGTCGCCTCCGATTTCAAGGCGCGGAAAGAGCGCGAGGCAAAAGAAGCCAAGCTCCAAGAAAAGCTCGATAATGACACGACGCTTGAAACCGCACTTGAACTGGCGAAAAACGATTACGGGGTCAAATACACCTATCTCAACTCACAGGCCCAGGACATTATAAAAGAGCGCGCCGCCGAGCTCACGGTCAAACAGCGCAACGACATTATGGCCGACGACGCGCCCTATGACTATATGCTCAAGGGCGAACTTAAAAACCTATTTAGCCCTAAAAAAAAAGAGCCCACCCAAAAGGAAAAAGTAAAAGAGGCGGTCGCCAAAGAACCCAAGCCTATTAAGAAGGTCGCCGAGGAAACCGGGATTCTCGAGCCGAACGTGCGCCGGATCCTGGGCGTCGGAGAGAAGCAGGGCACCTTTAAACGCGTCGACAAGGGCGTCTATATTCTCAACGACGGCGCCCAAGACCTTGCCTATATCCAGGCCGGCGATTCCGTTAAGGTCCTGCCCGAGCTCGTCAAAAAGGGCCTCAAGGTCGACATGGTGTTTCTCGATATTCCCTACAACACAGCCGCGGTCCGGGGCGGTAACCGTGGCGTCAAATACGACCTTATCTCAACCGCGGACTTCAAGACCGTTATGGAAGCCATCGGCCAAATCGTTAAGACGGACGACACGCCGGTTTACTATATGTGGTCCCAGGCCAAGAGCGGCGTTCGCCAAATGCTCCAATACAACAAGGTGCTTTTGGATTCAGGATTCAAGCTCATTGCGGACGGTGACTTCTTAAAGACCGACCAGGCCGGCAAGCCTCAACAGATGTTTGGCCGCGTGATGGAGCCCGAGAAGATATGGCTCCTGAACAAGTCGGGCAATTTCCAAGAGAAGGACCTTACCCGCAACCTCAATTTTAAGCTCCAAAGACCCGAGGGTGGTTATCAGACGGAGAAGCCGGCAGACCTGCTGCGCTCTCTTATTCAGCAAGGAACGAAGGCCGGCGACACCGTTCTTGACCCGTTCGCGGGTTCCGGCGTCGCGCCGGCAGAGGCGGTAAAAGCCGGCCGGAAAGCCGTGGCCGTCGAGAAAAGCCAAAAGGTTGTCGACGAGATTATTGTTCCCAGGGTTGAGAAGGCCGTCAAAGAAAAGAAGGCCAAAGAGGTTCAGGGCCAAATTGTCGAGAACGACCAGGCCGGCGCGGTGGTCCCATACACCGCAACGCCCGAGATTATTGACCCGAAGGATTACAAAACACGGATCCTCGGGCCACACACCGGCGACGGCAACGGCCGGTGGTATTGGGAGGTTCGCTATCGCGGGTGGCTCATGGACGTTAAACGCTTCGACACCCAGGCCGAGGTAGACGCGTGGGACGCGCAGTATAAGCCGACCGGCCGGATGGATTCGCCGGAGGTGGCGCGGTTCTATAAATCCACCTTCGAGAAATACGCCGAGCGGGAAAGGAAAGCGACGCTTGCCATCTTCGATTCATACCTCAAAAAAGCTCCGCTACCGGATAGCCAACGGGGGGCCGAGCAGGCCGAGATTGATTTCATTCGGAATAACCTCGAGCTCGCGATCGAAACCTACAACGCCGCCTCGATGGTGGAATACAAGACCGGAGTGCCGAATGTGCTCTCCGCGGACCTGGCCCGGACGATGGACATTGAGGGCCGGGAACCTTTCGATTCAACCTTATCGCAGGTTCGTCACGCGGCTTCAAGCGCACTCATCAAAACAATTTTACAGCTACGCCTCGCGGACCCGGAGAATGCCGGCAAGCCCTTTGCGCTCATGGGTGGCGTGTCGGGCGCCGGCAAAACCTCTTCTCTTAAAGCCCTGGGAATTGAAACCGAGCCCTATGCTGCGGTCGTCGATACGAATACGGCAGACCCGGACAGCGGGGCTTCTATCATTGAACGGGTTTTGAAATCAGACCCGGACCGCAAGGTCGTCATTATCTATATCGACCGTGACCCGATTGTCGCGTTCAAGCAGGGCGTCTATAAACGATTCGTTGACCACCCCGAGCACCGCATTGTCCCTATTCCGGTCCATATCAAGAATGCCGGAGCGAAGAAGGCGATGGAAGAGCTCGTCACGAAATACAAGGGCAACGAACGGATTGAGTTTATATTCGTCGACAACAACGGAAAGGACTTGACAGAAGCGAAGTTTGTCGAATCACTTGAAGAGCTCCCGGTTAAGATGTATACTCAGGATGGATTAAGAAAGCATCTGGAGGAATGGATAAGTGAAAAACACAGAACCGGCGAAATCACAGAAGCCCAAGCCAAAACTTTCCTTAATCGGGAAGTCGGCGAAGGAGTGCGCGGACCGGCTCAAATCCAAGCTCCAGAAAGACCTCTTCAAGAAGCCCCAAGAAAACCCCGCATAATAGTCAAGACGGCCGCGATCGTCTACGGCCGGGGCGGCGTCGAAGCCGTCAGAATCAAAAAAGAAATCCTACCCGAAGCCGACGTTCGCCACGTCGAGCAGTATTTCGCAGAGCCCAATACCCCGGACCTCATTACCCCGAACGGTGTGCCGGTCAAGTTTGGCGGCGCCGTCGAGGATATGCCCATTGACGAGATCGTCGGGATCCAGGGATTCGCGCACATCGACTATCATGTTCCCGGCCACGTCCGGTATACCTACAAGCGCACGCCGGCTATGGACGAGCGCGTGCTCGACCGCTTAAAGCGGGTGGACCGCGGAAGAATCAAGAGCGCCACGGTCGATTTTGTGGATGAGAACGGTGTAATCCAAGACACGTTGAGAAACACCGGCGGCTCGGACCTATCCCCGGAAGAGGCCGCCGGTCGCTTGAAAGATGTGATACAAGGTGATATACTATTAACGGAGGGGGGTGGTTCAGGTGAACAAGACAATACCGGAGTTCAAGACGGAGGCCGAGAGGGTGGAGTGGTGCCGAGCGAGAGCGCGGGATTGGCTCAAGACGCTCGACCCTCTGATGGTGGAAAGGTTCGGAGAAGAAAACCTGCTCGCGGACAGGACACACGAATTGCTCCTGGGAACACCGATGAGTCTGGAAGTGAAGGCCAAGATACAGCCCGAGGTTTATTAGACGCGGAGAAGGAACCGGACACGGTTCTTTCTGTTGAGCGGCCCGTCGAACTCTCCAAAGCGCAAAGGAGGTCGCTCAATGAAAAGGCTAAAGAAATCCTCGCGAAGCCAAGCGAAGAAATTACTCCGGCAGACCGAGAAGTCTTACGGCGCTACACCGGAGCCGGCGGCTTACAACAAGCCGAGCAGGGTGTCCTTAACCAACATTACACGAGCTACCAGGTCATTGATTGGATTTGGAAGAAACTCGCTCGCCTCGGGGTTTCTTTGGATGGCGTCAAAGCTCTTGAGGCCGCCGAGGGAGTAGGTAATTTCCTGGGCTTCAAGCCGGCCGGCGTGGAGTTTGACGCGGTTGAGCTCGACGAGACAGCCTCTAAAATCGCCTCTATACTCTACCCGAATCAACGGCACTACAATATGCCGTTCGAGAAGTTTACCCCGAACCGGCTCTACGACATTTCCATCGGCAACGACCCTTTCGGCAATTTCCGTGGCGACCTACGATATGACCCGGCCGCCGCCGACTACAAGCAAATATCGACCATCCATGATTTCTTCCTCACAAAGCGCCTGGACCTATTGAGGCCCAACGGCGTTATGGCCGTGATTACCTCGATCGGCACGATGGACAAGCTCGACGACAGCGCGCGGCGCATGATGAACAAGAAGGCCGAGTTTATTACCGCCTACCGGTTGCCCGACGGTATCTTCAAAAAGAACACCCAATACGACGGGCCGGCCGACGTTCTATTTTTCAGGAAGCGGACACCGGAGGAAATCGCGGCGTTCAAGGAATCGGACTATCAGCCCGAGTTTGTGAAGTCTCTCGGCAAGGGCGACAGCGGTTTTGAATCAATCCTTTCGACGTTCTTTAAAGAGCACCCCGAGAACGCATGGGGAACGCTCACCGGTAAGCGCGGTCAATTCGGCCATCAGACCGGCGTGGTCGGTGGCGACGACCTGGCCGACCGCATGGCAAAGGCCCTCGAGGACGGCGCGGCGCTTGTCCCACGCGACACCAAATACACTTCGGAGGATGAGGTAATCGCAGAAGCCAACAAGATCGCCGGCGACGCGTCGACCCCCTACGGCGGTTACAAAATGTCCGGCGGTAAGCTCTACGTCATGGGCATTGGAAACGAGCTCTACGAGGCCCAGGTTCAGCTTGGGCCCGGGCGCGAGAAGAAGGTGCCGGTCGCCCTGGACGTGCTCGAGAAATTGGACCGCCTGGTTGGGTCAAAGACATTCGACGCCAAGCTCCAAAAGGAAATCAAAGGCCTGGTCGAGGGCTACCGTAAGGCGCACGGCAAATCCATTGGCTATGACACCATCGGCCTAAACGTCATTTCTACGGATCCGCGCTACTACCGCCTGGCCGGCCTTATGACAAAGGACGGTGAGCTCGCGGACATCCTCACAAAGCCGACGCTCTATCTGCCCGATCGGGAGGTCGCGCCGGCCAACGTCGACGATATTGCCGACGTGGTCCGGTTCATCAAGGAATCGGAAGGCCGCTACGACTTTGACAAGGTAAAAGCCCTTTACCCGGGCGACGCCAAGAGCGCGCTCATGGAGCTACCAGGCATGAACCTCGAAGGCGATAAGGTGGTGCCGGACGAGGAATACCTATACGGCGACATTCACCAAAAGATTGAGGCGGCAGAGGCCGCCGGCCTAAAGAACCAGGCCGAGAAGCTCAAGCTCGTGTTGCCCGAGCAAGCCCGGTTTGACCAGGTCGAGGTTTCGCTTTTGGCAACCTATATCAGCAATGACCTAAAGACCGCTTGGCTTAACGATATTGGGATCCCGGCGCGCCTTACTCGCGAGGTAAACCCGGTCAGCGGTGTCCTCGAATGGGATATTCAGACAGACGGCTACCTCAACAAATGGAGCGGTCCCGAAGAGCTCCGCATTGGCAACAACTCGCCCATCGAAGCCATCCTGAAATACCTTAATCACGAAAAGGAATACGAAGAGGTTGAGGCCTACACCGCAAACGGTGACCGGTATGCCAAGAAGGTCATGTCGCCCGAGAAAACCGCAGCCCTCAAGAAGGTCGACGAGCTCTTTTCGGCCTGGATGAAGGGTCAAGGCGCAGAGGCAAAGGCCCAAATCACAGCCAAATACAACCGGCTTTACCGGTCGTTTCGCCGGCGCGCGCCCGAATCAAAGGCCTTTCAGCTCAAAGGCCTGGCGTCCTCATTCTACGGCAAGCCACTCAAAATCATGCCCCATCAATGGGAGTGGATATGGCAGATGGTTTATGAGGGCCGCGGAATCGACGCGCACGGCGTCGGTGGTGGCAAGACCCTGGCGGCTATCGTGCTTTCACAGACGCGCCGGCAGATGGGCTTGCAGCGCCGGCCCCTTTTCGTCGTGCCGGCAAAGGTCATTCAGAATTGGGCGAAGGAAATGTCCTTCCTGTTCCCGGGCTCAAAGATCATGTCCCTGGAAAACCTGGACGCGAAGAACGCCAACAAGATGTTTCAGCAGATCGCCATGAACGAGTTTGACTTCGCCCTGGTGTCCACCGACCGCCTCAAGATTATCCCGCTCAAGGCCTCGGAAGAGTTTATGAAGCAAGACATCGCGGCCTACGAGGACCGGATTCGCCGGATGAACTCGCAGAAGGGCGGGGGCCGCGGCCGGAAGGCAACCGAGAGACAGCTCCAGGAGAAGATTGCCAAGAAGAAGGAATCGCTCAAAGCCCTTCAAGACATGAAGAAAACGAACACCATTTTCTTTGAGGATATGGGCTTCGATTCTATCTACGTCGACGAGGCGCACAACTACAAGAACGTCTACCTGGATTGGGGAACCTACACCGGCGAGCAGGGGATCACCACGCAGAACTTCTCCGACCGCGCGAACGACCTGGATTACAAGATTCGGCACCTGCACAAGGAAGGCAAGAAGGGCACCTTCTTTCTCACGGCTACCCCGACGCCGAACAACCCCATTGAAATCTATGCCATGCTCAAATACATCAACCCGGACGTGTGGACGGACCTGGGGATTATGAACGCCGGCGACTTCCTGGACCGGTTTGCGGACATCGGCAATATCGACGTGGTCAACGTCGACGGCACCTCGGCGCCAAAGAACGTCGTGGCCGGCTACAAGAACCTCGACGAGCTCCGCGAAATCTTTAAGCGGTATGTCGACTTCCGGCCGGTCGCCTCGATGGCCGAGCTCAAGCGCCCCGACGCCAAATACAACGTGGTTGAGGTGCCCATCTCTCAAGAGCAGATGGACATTTACGGCAAGATTGCTTCCGAGGTGGACTTCGTCAAATCAAACTCGCAGAAGGCCAAAGAGCAGGGTATCTCAATGCTGTCGCTCACAACCCAGGGCCGGCAAGCCTCGGTGGGCGCGGACATTTGGGACGCCGGAACATACGAGAATTGGTTTTCGCCCAACTCGAAGCTCGCGAAGGTAACGGCCGGCGTCGCGGACATATTCAAAAAGACCGGCTCCGGTCAGCTAATCTTCCTCGACATTTACAAGGGCCGGCGCGCGCTAACGGACGGCGACCGTATCGCCTTCAAAGAAACCGGGATGCTCCCCGAGCGGCCGGTCCTTGTGAACTATCACGAGCGGATCCGGCAAATCCTTTCCAAGAACGGAATACCGAAAGACCAAATCGCCATCATCAACGGCGAATCGAATAACACCACGAAGGCCAAGCAGGCCATTTCCGAGGCCTACAATACCGGCAAGCTCAAGGTCGTTATCGGCACCACGCAAAGCATGGGCGAGGGCATGAACCTCCAGGCCGATACCGTGGCAATCCATAACGTCGACGTTCCCTGGACGCCGGACGCGCTCACACAGCGCAACGGCCGCGGGGTTCGCCAGGGGAACAAGAACGAGATTGTCGATATTTACAACTACGTCACGAAGGGGTCCCTCGACGCCTTCATGTATGACAAGCTCGCGAAAAAGGATTCTTGGAACAAGGCCCTTTGGCTCTCGAACGAGCAACGCGTGTCCAACATCAACCTGGACGAGGACGCCGGCCTGTCCTATGAAGAGCTCTCAAACTCTCTCACCATCAACCCCGAGGTCAAAAAGTATTGGATCTCCAAGCGCGAATACACCATGCGCGAAGGGGAGATTAAGGACCTCCAGGCCAAAATCGACTACAACGGCGAGCTCATAGAAAAGCGCGTCCAAGAGGTCAACGACCGCTCGGCCAAGATTACCGAATACGAAAAGGAAATCGAGGACCGCAAGCGCGAAGCTCAACTGAATAACGAAGAGCCCGACCTGGACGGCCCGACCACCAGGATTGAGGGGCACACCTCGGCCATCGAAGAGCTCAACCGCCGGATTGACGAATACCGCGCAGAGGTTCAAAGCCTCGCCGCGCAGAAGAAGGGTGTCGAGGACAAGGTTGAGGGCGCCCGGCAAATCATTTCTGAATACGAGGCCAAGCACAACAAGCCCAAGACCGTAAGCGAGGTTGAGCAGAAGATCGAGCAGGGGTCAGTTTCAAACGCCCAGGCCCTTCACAGCGGTATCCCTTTCCCGACGAGCAAGAAGAAGCCGGTCAACGACAAGCTATTCGCCGGCGAGGTCAAGTTTTCAGACCCCGACACCGAGCGCCGCTACCGGGAGGCCCACGGCCTAAAGCCCGAGGCCTGGACGGCGAAGCTCCGCGAAATCATGGAATCGGTATGGCATAAAGCCACCCGGGTATACGAGCACCTTCCCAACACACCCGAATACGCCGAGCTCCGCAACATATTGAGCCGGCAAGCCAAGAACAAAGAGATCGCCCAGGAGCGCACGGTTCGTATGCTCGAGGGTTTGACCGCCGGCTTTGGTCCGAAGAAGCTCGACGTGTTCACGCGCAAGGTAATCCTCGAGGACCTTTCCCGGGAAGCCGAGGCCGGCCGCGCCATTCCATTCGGGTATTCCTACTACGACCCGAAGGGCAAGCTCGTCATTGAGAAGGACCGCCTGGCCCTGGACCTGGAAACGGTCAATAAGGTCGTCACCGCCAACCCCGACATCGAGGCCGCGCTTCTCAAGCGCGAGGCCCTATGGGACGCGGTGCGCCGGGACCTGGTCAACTACGGCGTCCTCAAAGAAGAACAGCTCAAAGAGGATTATTTCAGGCACCAGGTTCTTGAATACCAACAGGCCAAGCAGAGGGCGACCCAGGGCACCGGCCAAAAGCTCAAGACCCCGAACCCGGCCTACGCCAAGCGCCGGCATGGCTCGACATTCGACATCAACTCAAGCTATGTCGAGGCCGAGTTTCAGGTTCTATCCCAGGCCCTACACGACATTGAGACAGCCAAGAACATCGAGCAGATTGAGTTTTCGGACCTGAATATCGCCCAACGCCTGAAAGACGAGGCGAAGGCCAAGTCTACCCCGCAGAACAAGGTCGATTGGCACGAGCTCATCCCCGAAGGGTGGACGACCTGGCAGCCGAAGGAAGGCCGGCAATTCTTCACCGCCCTATCGGTGCCCCAACGGATCCTGAACCAAATCCTCGAGGACGCCGCGGCCGAGATTGAAATGCCAGACCTAAAGAAGATACTCGCCGTCGGACGTATGCGTAAAGAGTTTGTTGTGCGCCAAGAGGTCGCCGACACCCTCGACAGCCTTTGGGTTAAGAAGCCCGAGAACTTCATCACGGTCATATCGAAGAAGCTCACCCAGGGGTGGAAGCGTTGGGTCCTGTTTAACCCGCGCCGGGCGTTCAAATACAATTTCCAGAACTTCATCGGCGACTTTGACGCGGTCGTCGCCGGCAACCCGCGGATCCTCTCGCACCTAAAAACCGCCGTTGGGGAATTGACGGACGTGTTCTATGCCGGCAAGCCAATGACGCCGGCCATGCGCGAGTTTTTTGAGAGGGGCGGGCTCTCGGCCTCGCTCACCATCCAGGAGCTACCGGAGCTCAAGAACCTCGAATCGTTCCAACGCCTTTACCGACCGGACACGTCCATTACCTCGGACATATCGACGCCGCTCAAGGCCCTGGACGCCTATTGGAACGCGGTCACCGGCTTTACCAACTACCGCGAATCGGTCCTTCGCTACGCCGCATACCTCTACTACAAAGACCTGTTTGTGGCCGGCGGCAAGGAATACGGCGCGTCGGATCCGAAGGAGGTGGACGCCATCAAGGACCCTCTGGACCGCGCCTCAAAGGTCGCGACCGAGTTATTGGGCGACTACCACAACGTAACGGCTATGGGCAAAGACATTCGAGAAACCCTGATACCGTTCTACTCGTGGCTCGAGGTCAACGCCAAGCGGTATGGACAGCTCATTAAGAACAATTTTGACGAGAGTTTCCAGAAAGGCTTCAAGTCCACCGGCTACCTGGCCGGCATGAAGGGCGGGGCCTTCCTGGCGAAGTTTTGGATGAAGCTCGTGGGGCTAACAGCCATTGTCTCGCTCTACAATTTCCTCTTGCACGGCGACGAGGAAGCGGACCTGGGGCCATACGACCAAAACCGTATGCACATTGTCCTGGGCCGAAACGCCAAAGGCGAGGTTATGATCCTCCGGGGCCAGGGCGCTTTCTCCGACCTCTTGGAGTGGTTTGGCCTGAACGACGCTCCGCAGCTCTTCCGCGAATACTTTGAGGGCAAAGCCTCGCTCGAGGACGTGTTCGGGAATATCCCCCTGGTTACCGGGCGCATTGGCTTAAAGCCGGCGGTGCAGAAGATACTCCGGGGAATCAACCCATTCTACAAGGTGACCGCCGAGCTCGCGACCGGAAAGACCCTTCCTATTTGGGATGAGAGGCCGCAGACCATCGAGGACAAGAACCGGCATTTCCTCAAAATGCTCCAACTCGAAAACGAATACGACGCCCTGGTTAAGAACCCGAGCCGGGGTTATTTCCGCTCCCTGGCCGAGGCCTTCATCACGACCACGGATCCCGAAGAGAACGCCTATCGCTATATCGTGAGCGAGAAATACAAGTTTCTTGAATCAAAGGGCATTGAATCGGGCGGCGCGGACCACTACTCGGCGCGCTCCATCCTCTACCGGCAATACAAGCGCGCGCTGCGCTTCGGCGACGCCGACGCCGAGAAGGCAATCTCAAAGAAGATGCAAGAGCTCCATGTCACATACGACCAACTGCAACGGTCGCTCGAGAGCTCGAACCCGCTCTATAAGCTCAAAGAGGGAAGCGGCGAGAGGGCCGAGTTTATTAACCGGTGGCTCGGGACAAAAGACAAGGAAAAGCTCGACCGCGCCATGAAATACTACCGCGAGACTTTTCTCGTAAGAGGAGGAAACAATGCTCGAAGAACAGCCGAAGCCGGCGCCCTCCCCGTCGCATGATTCACGCCTTTACGGCGTGTCTGTCCGGGCGTGGCTCGCGATCCTTATGACGCTCACCGTTTGTGTTCTGTCCGGCTTCCGCGTGGCAATCACCGAACCGCTCTATTCCGGGTTCCTTTTGGGGCTCGGCTTTTACTTTGGGCAAAAGACCCAACCTCCCAAATGAGCGACCCATACAGTTTTGGAGGCGTCCTCAAACAGGCCCAGGACGCTTTTCGATGTGGCAAAGAGGGCCTGACACTCTACATAAAACGTGCGGGGAACAAGATCGTGGAGATTTGGTTCTCTTTCACAAGGAGGTTCTAAGTGGAAATCACTCCGAAGATGGTTAAGGAGTCGATCGAGAACGTGGTAAGTGCCGTGTCGGGCGTGCCGGTGCCGGCCAAGTGGGACTTTGAGGGGGCCCTGAACTACCTCGAGGAGGTGACGAAGGCGGTTGCTATGGAGGTTGAAGCCTACTCCGAAGCCAACAAGGACGATTGGACGAGCGTGGCGAAAAAGGACTTTGCCATGCAACTCGCCGAATCGCTTTGGTTCGAGTATGCCAATATCAAGGCTCTTCCCGACTTCATCGAGCGGATCGTGTTTCGCCGGGTGGCGTCGTGGGCTATCGACAGCGCCGTCGCCGTGTTCAACAAGACCGGCGTGTTCACCAAGAAGGTCAGCTGATCGCCGAGATAAAAAACTGCCGACCGCCACGTCGCACAGTTTCCCCGGAGGACCGCACCCTCCGGGGTTTTTTATTGACCTAAACATTGACGCACGTTATACTATCGTTTGACGTTCGTTTAAGCCATTAGGAGAAACGATAAATGAAAAAGCGGTGCGAGGTATGCGCCAAGCAGTTTACGCCAAAGACTTTTTGGCAAAAGTTTTGTTCGGCGTCGTGCCGGACCGCAGCTTGGGCGCTACGAAAAGTGCAAGAGGCGAAGAAGTGAAACACCACGACGAACTCCAACAAGCCCATCCCGAAGTAAAGCTCACGCCCTTCATCGAGAAGTTTGACGAGCTCGAAGTGCGGTGTCGGGATTGCGGATATAAGCTCACCGACGAAGAGCGGAAGAAGCTGAAAGACGTTTGCGTCTTTTGTCCGCACGACTACGCCGGCCCCGAGAGATTTCGCTTTCCGATTTTTCTTGGGCAGAAGATCCACAACGAAAAGGTTCTGCTCCGCGGTTTATTCGATTACAGCCTGGAGGTCCGCTCGCTCGAGCACGCCATCCGGTTACTCGAGGACAACCACGCGGAAGAGGTTTTCCCGAAGCTCTATTCGGACGAAAAGAACGCGTTCCAAATACAGCACGCGGAATTGAAGGAGAAGCTCGCAGAAATTAAGGCCGAGTGCAAACGTGTCTACTACGCTGCGCTCGGAAACCTGGGGGCACGCTACACCAGGGAATTAGACAAAAGCAAGAAGAAGCGCCTACTCGCGGTGCTTCGTGAATACAACCGTAACCACAAGGAGAAACACAATGACACAACAACCAGGGAACCTGGAAGTCGTTAGCTCAATATCGGACATTACCCGCGCCGAGATTGATATTCAAATCAGCACCGCAAAGCGTTACCCGAGAAGCCTTGCAAAGTTTCGCCAAGACGCTCTCTCGATGGCGACGTGCGACCGCGAAGTCGCGGCCTCATGCTTCTACAAACTCAAGCGCACCGGCGAGGACGGCAAGACCTTCATTGAAGGTCCGTCCGTTCGCCTGGCCGAGATCGTCGCAAATGCCTGGGGAAACCTGCGGTATGGCGCGCGAATCATCGCGGAGAGCGAGCGCGAGGTTATAGCGCAGGGCGTATGCCACGACCTCGAGCAGAACGTCTTTTCAACCATCGAGGTATCGCGCCGAATCACCAAGAAGGACGGCAAGCGTTTCGGCGACGATATGATTATGGTAACCAAGAACGCCGCCTGTTCTATCGCGCTTCGCAACGCGATATTCAAGACGGTCCCGTTCACCTACGCCAAAGACGTTTACGAGAAGGCCAAGCAAACAGCGGTCGGAACCGCAAAGACGCTTGGCGAAAGACGGCAAGAAATGCTTGTCGCCTTCTCCAAAATGTCCGTCACCAAAGACCAAATCCTCACCTTCCTCGAGCTCACCTCACTTGAGGATATTGGCCTGGCCGAAATCGAAACCATGATCGGCGTTCACACCGCCATCAAAAATGGCGACACGACGGTCGACCTTCAATTCGACCCGAAGAAGGGCGAGAAGCCGGAAATGCCGAAGCCCAAAACCCAGGCTCCCGAGCCGGCGCCGGCCACGCCCATGGGGCAACCGCTACCGGCCGGTTATGACGGTATCGACGTGCTTGAAGATACCAAGTGCAAGGGCTGTGGAACGGTCGTCAAGAAGGGCACGAAAGCTATCTTCTCCGACGAGAAAGGGGTGAGGCACTTTGATTGCGCCTGATTTCGCCTTTGACCCGGAAACCCATATCGGCACCTACAAGGGTGTCGTGTGGCCGTCGGTGACCCAACTGCTTCAAGAGTTTGGGCTCATTGACTACACGGGCGTCCCGCCCCAGGTCCTCGATAGAAAGAGGGTCCTGGGCACGCGGGTCCACGCGGCGACCGAGTTATTGGATGAGTGCAACCTGGACGAGGAACATTTCAACGCCTCATTTCCAGAATGCGTGCCGTATCTCGAGGCCTACCGGAAGTTTCGCGTGATGGACAAGTTTGACGCCGAGCGCAAGCCCGGCCGGCTTTGGTCCCTCAAGTGGAAGTTTCACGGTGAGCCCGACGAGCACGGAATCCATATCGCCACGCGGAACGGCCGGCGCGTCCTCATTGACTACAAGTGCACGTTTAAAATGTTCAAGTCGACGGGCGCGCAGCTCGCCGCCTACGCGATCCTTTTGGACGAGTGCCTGAAAATCAAAATCCAGGACCGCTACGGCCTACTGCTCAAACCAACCGGCGGTTATGACCTTTGCCCTTTCAGGGACCCGGTCGACCGGACGGACTTTCTTTACGCTCTGCACCTTCATTGGCAGAAGCGAAACAAATACCAAACCACACAAGGAGTTAGCCAATATGTTGCTACTTGAACCTGAACAGAAAACAACCCTCGACAACGAGGTGGCGCCGGCCCTTCAACAGGCCCAAGCCATGACCATCACACAACCCGAGCACCGCGAGAACGCCGTCGGATTCGTCCGGGCGCTGCGCGAGCTCAAAACCAAAATCGAGGACCGCTTCAAGCCGACCGCCAACCGCGAGAAGGCCTACGAGATATGGAAGGACTTGAAGGAAACCGAGAACGCCTTCTACGTCCCTATCGACCAGGCCATCGAGCTCATCACCAAGAAGGTGAAGGGCTACGACACGGCCGAGGCTAAACGGATCCAAGACGAAGCGGACCGTCGCGAGCGCGAGCGCATACAGCGCGAGAAAGAAGAGAGGGCCAAGCGCGAAGCTGAAGAGAAGGCGGCTATCGAGGCCGAAGAACGCCGGCAACTCGAAGAGTTTGAAAAGCTCCAAAAGGAAAAGGCTGAAAAGGAGGCCCTTCAACAACAGGCGACGGCGAGCGGAAACGCGAAGGTCGCCGGTATCGCCGCCAAAGAGGTCGCCAAGCTCGATACAAAAATCGAGGAAGTGAAGGCTGAAGGCGAACAGAAGATCGCCGAAATCAAAGCCAAGACCGAAGAGGCTTTGCCGGCTATCCCGCGCCCGGTCCCGCCGCCGGCCTTGGCCCCCAAGAAACTCATTTGGAAGGCGAGGGTCAAGAACCCTCTGTTGGCCTGTCGGTCCGTGAGCGAGGGGCTGATCCCGTTCAATGCGGTAGATTTTAAGGTGTCCGCGCTGAACGACCTGGCGAAGAACTACGACGGTGTGAGCCAAATCCCGGGCATTGAGTTTTACCAAGAAACCTCGGGGAGGATTTGACCATGCGCCTATCCTATTCGTCGCTCTCGACGTTCTTGGATTGCCCGAGGTGCTTCTACCTCGAGAAGAAATACAACACACGCCGGCCCGACGGTATTAAGTCGAGTATGCCGACGGCCGTTGACGAAATCCTGAAAGGGAACCTGGACCCATTGCGGACGACCGGCGACCTACCGGCAGGGCTTCTCGCCTTGCCCGAGATTACCGGTTGGAAACTTTTAAGTGACCGGATCCTACTCAAGAAAATGCGCCATTGGAACTCGAACCCTTATAAGGTTCGGAAAAACCAATATGAGCTCATCGGAGCGTTTGATGATTGCCTTGTGAAGGATGGGATGATGGCCATGCTCGACTACAAGACGACCGGTAAAGAGCCTGGCGCGGACTTCGCCCTGCGCTACTATCAAAAGCAGGTCAATATCTACACGGCACAGCTTGAGGGTTGCGGGATTAAAACCCCTGGCTTTGGCGTGCTCTTGTTCTTTTGGCCGGCCGCCGGCGACAACGGCACCCTTCAATTCAAATCGAAGGGTTTTGTTATACCGGCAGACCCGGGCGCGGCGCTCGCGCTCATGGACCAGGCGATCGCGTGCCTTGAGGCCCCGCACCTTCCGGCTTCGGGCGGAGAATGCGCGTATTGCAAATACGAAAACGAGAAGAGGGGGCTCGGGTTTTGAAGTTATCCACAGAATTGTGCCTTATCCACAGGCCCTACTACTTATTTACTATCTTTAAGAGATTAAAAGACAGTAATAGTAGGGGAGGGGGTATTTCTGTGAATAATTCACAGCTCCACAATAGGTAGTATTTAATATGTTGGAACCACAAGAAAAGACGCTATTTAGAGTAAAAAGTTATCCATAGAGTTATCCACAATCAATTAACAGGGGTGTGTATGAAATATCTCGTCCAATACCTTGACCATGAAAAGGGGTGCCTGGTCGAGGAAAGCAACGTTAAGATTTATACCCTGGTCCACAACGACCTGTTCCGGCAGGCGCCGGTTCAGGAAGAGCACCATTACGAGTGCCTTCCGATCCCGGGTTACAACACCAGGACCTACAAACTCAAGCGGCGCGACGACCACCGCGGTTACGTCTGTAATTGCCAGGGCTACCATAAGCGCGGTAACTGCGCCCATGAGAAGGCGCTCCGCATTTGGCTTTTAGAGAAACAGCAGCCGGCGAGGCTTCTATGAAATACGGCAACATTCGCACGAACGGTATGGGATCCAAGCTCGAGGCGTCAGTTTACCAAATTCTTTGCCTTAAAGAGAAAGCCGGCATGATTACCTCCATCCAAAAGCAGGTGCGCGTGCTCTTGGCAACCGAGAAAATTACCTATGAGTTAACGGGGAAAATCGTTTTTAGGCCGATTTATTGGAAGGTTGACTTCTCTTATATCGACCAGCCAAACGCAAAGAAGGTTTGGGTCGAGGCCAAAGGCGTCGAGACACGAGACTACAAGGCCAAGCTCAAGATATGGCGCGAATCAGGTCCAGGCCTTCTCGAAATCTATAAAGGCTCTTGGAGAAGCCCCCGGTTGGTTGAGGTGGTTGTGCCAAAGGAAAAGTGGTGACGAGCCGGCGCGCACCGAAGTGCTTCGGCTGTCGGAAGAAGATCCAATTCTTCAATTCCTACGGGCGGTGGGTCAAGACCAACCCGGACGGAACACCGCACGATTGCAGGGAAAAGAAGGGGCCCTTACCGGATAGGCCGGCCAGGGAAGAACAGGAAAGGAAGGATACACATGGTTAAGAAGCTCGCACTCGTGGCGCTTCTTGTGATCGGAGGGATTATGGAAGCACAGGCCGCTGAAGTGAAAATAGACATGAACGCTATCGCTCAAATCGAGTCGAGCGGTAATCCGAAGGCATTCAACGCCAGGACCGGCGCCAGGGGCCTATACCAAATCACGGATATTTGCCGGCGCGACTACAATGCCAATGCGCGCGCGGCCAAATACTCGAAGGTGGACCTCATGCGCCCGGACGTCAGCCGGCGCATCGCCGAATGGTATATCAATAAGCGGATCCCACAGCTCTTGAGGGCCCTGGGGTTACCGGACACGCTCGAGACACGCCTGGTCGCCTACAACGCCGGCGCGGGGAAGGTTAAGAACCCGCCCCAGGAATCCCTGGAATATATCGAGAAGTATAGGGATATTTTAAGGGCCCGAAAATAGTCTTTAACTCCGTGATACAATGTGATACACTTGCATTGTAACCACAAGGAGGAACACATGAAGGTAAATATATGCGACCTCTGCGCGACAGAGGGAAAAACGGTCCGGTCAAAATACCGGTCGAGTATGGGAAAGCCAGGAAACAGGGTAACCCTGGACACCGCGTATCAAGCGATGGTGCGCGTATGAGCTACCCACCCTACGCGATAAAGGCATTTCGCGAAAACGGAACGCCAACGGTCAACGAAACGCGTCACTTTGAAACGCTTGAGGCGGCGCGGAAGGAAGCACAAGAGCTCGCCGAATATATGCTGGCCGGCTATGTTCAGGTGAGCAAATACGACTCGCGGCCCGAGTTTGGGTTCTACACCGTGGTCGAGCACTACGAATCGAAGGGGGCAAAGCACGCGCAAGCGTGCGGAGCCAGGAAGGGATGGGAAACGCGATGATAACCTTCTACGACTACGACAACCAGGCATGGGTCCAGGGAATCCGATACGCCAAGTGCGGACACCTGGCGCCTTCGCCTGGGTGCTACGCGTGCAAGAACCACGGGCGTCCGGTCCTGGCCGGCGTGTTGACCAGGGCATACGACCGAGGGGTTTTGACGTTCGACGAAATGAGTGAGCTCGCCAACGAGCTCGCGGAAATGTGGCGAAAGCACGACCAAACAGCAGAGGACAAAAGAGCAAAGGCGGTGGGCCTATGAGGCTATGCGAGGCAATACGGAAAGGGTGCGAAGCCCTTCCCGTTCAGGCGGTCGGTGACTATTTCAGCAAGAAAACAACCCTATCGGGGGTTGAGACAAGCGCGTGCGCCCTGGGCGCGGCGGTTTACTCTTTACTCGGCGAAGAGGTGTTTTGTGTTGAGGACCTTCATTCTTTTACCGCGCTCTTGAGGGCGAAGTTTGAAGTGCTCGAGCACGAAACGATCAAATGCCCCGGCGACGAGAAATGCGACTACGACAAGCGCCCGGCATTCAAAAAGAAACACCGGCTCATGGGGCTCATCATTCACTTGAACGACGACCACCTATGGACCAGGGAACAAATCGCGGACCTAATCGAGAGGCATTATGAAAATAACGGAACGGAAAACAGAGTGGCTTCACGTCCGGCTGTCAAAGTCGGATAAGAAGCAAATCAAGAAGGCCGCCGATCGCGACGGTTTCTCGTCCGCGTCGGCATACCTCTTGTGGCATTTCAAGCGCCACCAGGGGGAAATCTATTTCACGGGACCCAGGAGGACACAATGAGGCTACCGGCGCTCGAGGCTTTAAACGAAGAGGAAATGAAGATCGGTTTTGTTGTGGGCGCGTTATCCGCGTTCAGGATAGGATGGTTAGCCATCGTCCCTGCTGTCGCCTCGGCCTACCTGTGGGCCGCCGGCGGTGCGAAAGGCGAGGACGGGGGAAACAAGGCATATCGCCGTATTGGCGTGCCTTTAGTGTGGGTCGGAGTAGTGGCTGCAATCACACACGACCAATGGACACTACCCGCCTGGCTACCGGCGTTCGGCGTGTTGTCGATGGGATACGGCATCCCAACAACACAGCCTTATGACGCCGGATCCTATCTTGGGCGCTTCTTTTACTACCGGACCAAAAAGCATTACGAGGACAAGGGCACGACGGTTACCCAGGTTTATCTTGAGCAGACGGCGACATTCTGGACCCGGGCGACGATTTACCTGCTATTGGCCGTGTCGCTCTTCCTGGTGCCGGCCATGCTTCAATACGCGCTCGCAAGGCCCCGATGAAAGAGAACGCCGAAAAGACCTCAAAGCCGGTGCTTTATCTCATGCACAAGCACGGCTACGTCAAATATCACAAGGATAAGGGCGTGCTCGTTTTGCTTTACAGTCGGCTCTCGGCCGAGCAGACAATCTCTTCGGTTCAACAATGGATCATTGACGAGGGGTGGAATCCATCATCCGGCGCGGCGGTGCTCGGGCAAATACAAGAAGCCCTTGTGGCGAACGGCTTCCGGCCCCTCCAACACAAACAGAAAACCGACGAAGGGCGCGGCCTCGTCGACCAATACGGAAACGGAGTAATTTTATGACGACAAAATACAAGCTCAAGAAGGAAAAAAAGGAATTGTTTCCACCAGTCGCCGGCACAGAAGCCGATCAGCTCGCCGAGAAATACGTCGGCCTCTTGGAAGAACAGCAAGAGCTCGACGAGCGTAAGAACGAAGTGGCGGGAAAACTCATCGAGGCCATGCAAAACGCGGGGCGCCTGGCGATCAAACTACGCGGACGCCGGCTCTCCGTGAAGGTTACCGCGGCCAAAATCAAAATAGGAGTCACCAAAGCATGAGAGGCACCCGAGCGAAAATCCTACGGAAGAACATGCTCGTCCACCTGGCGCGGACGGGTTACCTCAACACACCGCCGGAGAACCGCGTGCCTATGCACACTCTTTTTCGGCGCGTCAAAAAGCTCTACAACGCCGGCAAATTGAATCCCGACGGCACCTGGAAGCAGCCGAAGGTGAAAGCCCGGCGCAGAGAAGTGGTCGTCAGCATAACCGAGAAGGAGGCCTCTTAATCATGTTCATCGACAAAATCAAAACCTTCCGCGCACCAAACACGCTCGCCGGCATATCAAGCCTGGACACCCAGGTTAATGATTTCATCACCACCCAATTACCGAGAGGCTCTTCGATTTTCGACCTTCGCTTTTCAGCCGCCGGCTCCTACGTCTACGCCGTGCTCTTATTCACGGTGGCAGAATGAAAGAGCGGTGGACGTGCGATCATTGTGGGAAGGGCTTCGAGGACCGGCAAGAGTGCATTGAGCACGAGGAGGAATGCCGTGGGCGAAAAGAGCAGGGGTAATTTTCCTGTCGGCGCGTGCCTTCCGACGTGCCAATGTTTGCGGTGTAGGAAAAAGCCAATATGCAAATCTTGTCGTTGCCGGCCGTGCCAATGTGAAGCGGCAGACGCCTACGCAAAAGCAAATGGTGTGAAGGAATATGGGCACTCATGCACCATGCCCGACGGCATTTAATCAACAGGTTTTCCACAAGCAAAAGTAAGCACTTGTAACAATTAGTTGACAAAACGCCCGGCCCGTGCCTATTATGGCACCGTGGACCCGGCCAGGTTCATACTCCGTGTGGTTACGGGGCAAATGTTTTACGAGGGGAGATATTACGCTCGCGAGCGCGTGGTGTCTCCCCCCTCTCTTTTTCGGAGAGTGAATGCCAAAAGAAAAAAAACCATCACCGGCAAAAAAAATGAAAGCGACCAAGTTGTCGCAGGTTGTCATTGAATCAAATGGCAATCTCGCCGAGGCAGGCAGAAAGCTCGGTGTCTCCCGCCAAGCAGTTTCCAAAGCACTTGACACTCCCCTGGTTCAATCCGTAATGACACAAGCTCTCGAGAAGGCCGGCATATCTGATTCAATGCTCGCGAAAAAAATCAAAGAAGGCCTGAATGCCAAGAAGCCCGTGATGGTCGAGACAGACGACATCATGGAAAACGGCCAGGTCCGAAAGGTCGAGGTGGAGATAGACGATCACCCGACGCGCCACAAGTTTGTCGTTACCGCTTTGCAAGTGAAGGGCCATATCAAGACGACCGGCGACGTGAACACGCAGGTCAACGTGGACAATTCCAAAACACAAGTATTCACCGGCCTCGCGGCCGACGTAGAGGACAAGGGATTTGCAGACGCTATCCGAACCATCAACGACCGGCTATCGAAGCAGTTTAAGTAAGCTCTTCGATTACCCCATAGACCCGCTCAAGAACCTGCGGTTTCGCGCAGAGCTCTTGGACAAGGCCTCGGGTGATCCCGGCTTTGCCCGTGAGCTCGCCCGGACCTGCGCCCAGGACATCGTCTTTTGGGTGGATAATTTCTGTTGGACCAAAGACCCGCGCAGAGCGGATGCGGTGCTCCCGTTCATTTCTTATCCCATCCAAGCCGAGGCCCTGCTCGAGGTTGAGCGCGCCGTCAATACCGGCTTCGACCTTCTCATTGAGAAATCCCGCGACATGGGCGCTTCCTGGATCGTCGACTACGTCCTCCAACACCAGTTCCAATTCTACGAGGGCGCGGACTTTCGCGTCGGCTCCCGCAAGGAAGAGTTTGTGGATAAGCTCGGCGTCATGGACACCATGCTCGAGAAGATACGGTGGAACCTGGGCCGGCAGCCCCTCTTCCTTCTCCCGGCCGGCTTCCAAGAGCAGACCAATTTCAACGACAACACGACCTATATGCGCCTGAATAACCCCGAGCGGTTCAATTCCATCGTGGGCGAGTCAGCCAACCCGCACTTCGGATCCGGCGGCCGGTCAAAGGCCGTGGTCATGGATGAGTATGCCAAGTGGGAATCGGGTGTCGACGCCCAGGCCTGGACCTCCACCGCGGACGTTACCAAGTGCCGAATCCCAATCTCAACGCCGGTTGGCTCGGCCAATAAGTTTGCCCGTCTTGCCAAAGGCCATGACGAGAAAATCAAGCTCTTGACCCTGCATTGGACGCTTCACCCGGACAAGGCGCGCGGCGCGTATTACGTTTCCAATGGGATCCGCATACCCATTGACCTCAAAAAAGACTACAAATCAGCCTTCAACATTTGGAGCACGACCTTTGGCCGTGAATCCAAGAAGGTATTCTCTCCCTGGTATGAGGCCGAGGCAGAGCGCCGGACGGACGCGGACCTGGCCCAAGAGGTCGATATTGACTATCACCGCTCCGGCTCCATGTTCTTCAATGCCCGAGCCCTGGCCCGTCAGAAGGCCTGGACCGAGTTTAAACGCGCCCTCCCGACAGACCCTATCCCATACGGCCGGTATATCCGAGCCAACGTGATCGAGCTCCAGGACAAGGTCCGAATCAAGGACGCGGTCGACGGGTGGCTTATGATTGCAGAGCTCCCCAAAGAGGGTTATCAATACGTCGTGTCGGCCGACTCAAGCGAAGGCCTTCCGAAGGGCGACGAATCCTTTGGTGTGGTCCGCTGCAAGGTAACCGGCAACGTGGTCGCCATCTTTCACAACCAATGGGCGCCGGAAGAGTTTGCCAAACTCATTCAGCTCGCGGCCTGGTTCTACAACGAGGCCGACGGCGCGCCCGAGAACAATAACCACGGGTATACGACCTGCAAAGAGCTCGAGGACAAGCCCCATGTGAAGCTCTATTTCACCCGGAAGGACGAAACGGTCGACGGATCCGTGAAGGTAACGCACAAGCGGGGCTTCACAACCGACCTTAAAAGCCGGCCGGATATGCTCAACCACCTGGCCGCGCAGATAGACAAGGCCGAGATTGAGCTCCGGTTTCAGGTCCTAATCGACCAGGCGCGCACGTTTATCCGTAACGCCAAACGCGGAGGCAAGCCGGAGGCCGACGGGGATTTTAAAGACGACGGCGTCCTGGCCACCGCTATCGGCGGCGCGGTTATCCGCGAGCTCCCATACGAGCCCAAGAGCGTGAACACCGCCAAGCGCACCGACCTTATCGACAGCCGGCGCGTCAAGAAGAACGCAGGTTTTGGATTTGAATGATACTCACAGAAGAGAGGGTAAGGGCGATTGATAAAGTGCTCGACCTGGCCAAGAAGAAGCAACCGATCCACTTTGACCTGTTCGTGGAAACAGGGCTCGGCACGCGTGGGCTCGGAAAACTATTGAAGCACCTCGAAAAGCAGGGATACCGCGAAGGCAACGGCCGACGCTATTTGGAGATACCTAATGCCCATTCTTAACACCGAGCCCGGCACCGCCGGCGACACCAACGTCCAGAATAAGACCATCACCGAGAAGCCGGCGGCACAGGCCCAGGACGACCAGACCCCGCGCTACATGGTCAAGCTCACCCTAACCGAGGAGCAGAAGAAGCGGATCCTCGAAGAGGTCAAGGACGAGTGGCAGGCCATCAAGGACGAGCGCGAGGCGGCCAAGCTCGAGAAGAAATGGAAGGCCCTGGATAACCAATACGAGGGCAAGGCCACCGAGGACAGCCTTCGGCAATTCAACCTTTGCCGGCAGGTGACCAAGATGAAGTGCGACGGCGCCGAACGGCTCATTATGAAGGCGGCCTGGAAGTCAGACCCCAAGTTTTCCATCACAGCCCGGCCCGAGTTTGAGAGGGAAGGCGGTCGCGAGGTATGCGAAGCCCAAGAGGATTTCCTGGACTATAAGCTCGACGAGGACATTCCATTCTACGAACCCGAGCGCAAGACCATCCATTCAGCCGTGGTGAAGGGCACCGGCATACTCAAAATCACCCATGAGGTCAAGATTGACCGCAAGAAGCGCGATGAGTGCTACCAGGGAAACCCCGTGCCGGTCCTGGCCCTGGATCCCAAGACGGGGCAGCCGGCTCCCGCGGTTGGGCGCGACGGCAAGCCCATAGTAAAGAACACCGGCCTTGAAGATTTCATCAAGAACCACCCCGAGGCCCAATACGGACAGCACGCCGGCTTCGTCAAGAAGCTCATGGAAGGCAAGAAGATTACCCTGGTCGTCGAGTATGACGAGATCGTCTACAACGACCCCATGCCCCGAAATATCCCACTCGAGGATTTCTACGTCAGGACAGACACCGAGGGCTATGACGGCCTTTGCACCACCAAGCTCGTCGTCGAGCGCCGGAAATATACCTGGTGGGAGCTCAAGCGCAAGGAAGCCAAACAGAAGTTTTACGACATTGACGAGCTCATGTATGACGACGACAACCGGACCGGCAAAAAGACCACGGCGCCGAAGGACCGGAAGCTCAAGAAGGATTACACCAAAGAGAAATACGACATTCTCGAGTGCACCTATTATTTCAATCTCACCGGCAAGGATGAGGACGAAACCAAGATTATCGTTTGGATTGCCGAAGAGAAGTGGATCGTGGTTGGCTCTATCCGATACCCGTATTACGCGGTCAACACGCCCTACATTCCGCATTACATAGCGAGTATTTGGCCGGGCTTCTATCAGCCGGGCATGGCCGAATACCTCACGGACAACAATATCGCCGAGAATGCCATCCTCAATTTCACGCTCGAGGGGGCCATGACGGCCAACATCATTACACCGATCGCCCCGAAGAATGACCCTATCCACACCCAATTCCTCGACAAGCGGTGGATGCACGGCGTTCCGATGGAAGCGGACCCCGGCAAGATTCGCTTCCTGGGCGAGTATATGCCCAAGTTTGACAGCTCGCGCCTTATCCAACTGCTTGAGTATTTGAACCGCGACGACGGCCAGGTATCGGGCGTCAATGACACGGTCACCGGCCAGGAATCACAGCTTGACCCGTCAGCGCCGGCGGCCAAGACCCTCGCCCTGCTCCGGCAGAGCGGTATCAACATCGAGGACTATATCGACAGCCTCATGCCGGCCTTCTCACGGATTGCCGACACCATCCTTCAGCTCTACTACCAAATGGCGAAGGAAGGCCTGAAATACCGCCCGCGGCCCGAGCGCGTTGTAGGCTCAAACCCATTCGCGACCCTCGAGCGGTCCGATATGGTGGCGCGCACCAATATCCAAAGCCAGGCCAAGAGTTTCAATTTTGAGGACGCGAACGAGAAGGCGGCCGACCTGTCGCTCTTGCAGACGATCAGGCAAGAACCGCTCATAGCCCGTAACCCGGACGCCGTTTACGTCCTTCTAAAATCGGTCATTAAGGGGTGGTCGAAGAAGTGGAGAAATCTTGTCGACCAAATCCTCCCGCCCTTAAAGCAATTCCAGGCCCAACAGCAACAGATGGTCGCCCAGGGTGTCCGGCAGTATATCGAGGCCAAGATTCAAGAGGCGAAGGTTACTGGCCAAGAGCCCGAGATTGACGCTCAACAACTCATGGCTCTCATGTCCGACCTCATGGCCGAGAGCGCGACACCCCCGAGCCCGGAGGTTGTGAAACAGCGAGAGAAGGAACAGAAGGAGAACCCGCTTGTCCAAAAATAACCCTTACGTTCCCGTCGACGAGAAGCAATCGGCCGAGATTAAGGCCAAGTCCGACGCGCTCTACAACGAAGCGATTCAAATGGCCCGGCGCTGCATGGCGACCCAGGCCTTTCAGCGTTTCAAGGAGAAATACAAGGCGGCTCGCGAAGCTCTCATGCAAGAGGCGGCCTATTTACCGATGATGGATCCCGTGCGGTATGCCTTTTTTGTGAACAACATATTCGAGAGGGTGCGGTCCCTCGACGCGCTGATAAACGATGTCGAGAACGTGGGCCTTCAACCCCTCGCAGGTAAGGCCCAAAAACCCAAAAAGGAGGCCTAAATGCCTGCGAACGTCGAGCGCTTACCTCGCCCCGTTTTAATATCGGTCGCGAGTATTGGGATGGCGGTAATCGGGTTTATCGCCGTATTTTCTTGGAGCGCCGCCGCCGACAACGCGAAAGCGGTAACGGAGCACGAGGTAAAGATTCAAACCCTCGAGAAGCAATACGACCGGATAGAGGCACAGCTCTACCGGATTAGCGAGAGGCTTGGCGTGCCGACCACGAGGACGGCGTGAGGAAGGCCTGGAACACCTTTTGGTATGTGGCGATACCGGCGTCGTTCGTGGTGGCGACGCTAACGTGGCAAGTGTGGTTCTTTAACCTGATAGGGAGGGTGCGGTAATGCTTCAAAAGCTCGAGATTCAGCACAGGAAAGACGAGAAGGGCAACCCGGCCGGCGGTTCGGTCCGGGGTGTCGGGATCGAGCTCGACTTCCAGAACGGGCCCCTGGGCCTCATGGGAGCGGAGCGGCGCGGACAGAACGGATGCTTTGTCGAGGACCTGCTCGCGGCGGCCATCAGCCGGCTCGAGTTTTATCAGTCGACCAAGTTCAAGTGCGACTACAACGCGGACGCTATCATGCACCTGCGCGAGGCGGCTAAGATCTTGGAGGCTAGAACGAAAGAGCGCCAGGCGCGTGGGGTTGAGGGAACGCACACGGTATGATTATTGAGGTCGACTTAAAGCCTTTGCTTATCACCGCCGTGTCGCTATTCGCGTTCTTCTTCGGCGCTTTTTGGCTGTGGATGCACGGCGCGACGAAGGGCTGGTGGAGCATTAAATGAGCGAAGAGAAGAAGCCTAAACAGGTCACCATCAATAACCTTCGGGAGGCAGAAACCTACCTGAAGAAGATATCTGCTGACGCGGACCGTGGCATCATCGATCGCGAGCTGTTCCCTCAAGGAAAGATGGAGGAGGGGGTCACCTCAGCGACGGAGCCGCAGAGGCTTGAGTACCTGAATTACTGCATTTCCTTGGTGCCGGACAAGTACATGAAACACAAGATCCTGCTCTTTTTGAGAGTCAACCCGTTCCGCTATGTCGGGGACCGGGGGCAATACCTTTCGGTGGCCGAGATAGCCAGGTGCCTGAGAGTGCGGTGCGGAATACACATTCAAGAACATGACGTGCGGAAGGTGGAAGCGGAGGCGATACGGATTGTCCAGGATACCCTGGCAAAGACCAAAGCCAACGCCGTAGCCTTGGTTGGTTCAAACAGATTTTAGGTACCCGAGTGATCGGCCCTAAAGCAACAGAGGCACCCGGTTTTAACCGGCCCTCGAAACAGGAGGTAGTGAAATGACGGTCGCCCTAACAGCAGACGGCAAGGTGGATGTTCAGGCTTTGAAGGATAAACCAGGACCTCTGGGAACAGATGTCGAGCAGAAGTTGCGCGAGGACGCGGCCAAAGAGATAGCGGCCGAGGAAGCCAAAGCGCGTGGTGAAAACCCTGAGAAGAATGAAGAGCCCATCAAGCCGACCGGTGACAAGAAGGAGGAGGCCCCGGCAAAACCCGGCACGCCCGAACCTGCTAAACCGGCCGAGACGGAGGCCGAGAAGAAAGCCCGAGAGGAAAAAGAGGCCTCGGAAGCAGCGGAAAAGCAGGCCAAAGCCGACGAAGCGATCCTGGCAAAGGACGAGAAAGACCTTACCGAGCCCGAGAAGGCGCGGAAGGCCGAGCTCGCCAAAGCCAAAGACGCCGACCTGGATGAACAGGCCAAGCTCTACGCCGACGCCGAGAAAATTACCATCGAGGAAGCGAGGAAGGCTCTCGAAGCCGAACGCAACATCGTCGATAAATACCAAAAAGACCCGGTCAAAATGGCCCGTGCCCTACGGCACCAGGCTCGCCGGGTTTCGCAGATGGAAGAGGAAGCCAAGCAGACGAAAGAACGCCTGGCCGCCGGCCCCATCGACGAGAAGGTGTTCATCAACGACAAGTGGATCAGCTACGAAGAAGCCCGACCGGCCATGTTGGCGGCCTATCGCGAGGTCCACCCGGAGCTCGGCGACAAGGACGACGACGAGGTTTTTGGTATCGCCAAGAAGGAATACCAGGACCGCGTAAAAGCGGTGGTCGAAAAGCGCAAAACCGAGATGGCAGAAGAGGCCAAATCCAAACGGGCAAAACTTCTCTTGGACCTACCGGACGATGCGAAGCCTTTCCTGGATGAAATCAAGCCCATCCTGGACCAGGCGAGCGACGCCGAGGTTGTCCATCCCGAATACTCGATTCAAGACATCGTGTATTGGGCGAAGGGCAAGAACTTTGATTCGGCCCTCAAGAAAGCTCGTGATGAGGCCTTTAAGGCCGGCCAAGAGAACCGAAAGATTCTCGGGGAGAAATCGAGCGAAGGGCCAGAAAACAAAGGCAACTCCGGCGCGCAGGGAGGCAAGGCTACCACCAGGGCTTTAACGGCTACCGAGAAGGAGGAGGCTCTTCGCAAGTTTGACGGCACTCCGGTTTCGGATGAACGCAAATATGAGCTCTACGCCGAGCTCTTGGCCGAGGAAGAGGCCGACGAGAAGGCTAAAGCCAACAAAAAATAAGGGGATAATCCGATGTTGAGCACCATGAAAAAGAAGCCCATCAAATATGGGCTGTTGAACGACCCGGGCACCGTGAGCAAATACGTTCACACGCTCAAAGCCGCCGAAGTGTTCTATCAGCAGAGCGGCCGTTTCGTCGCTCGCGACGGCGCTGGATCCAACGACGTTGCCGTGGCCGGCGACACGCAGCTTGAAGGGTGGGCCGAGACTTTCGCGCACCTGACCCCTGCGAGCACGGGCGCCATCACGATCCCGACCGGCGGCATTGATTCGCTCATCATTTGCGATTTCAATGCTCGCTTCATCATGGGTTGCACCGGAACCTACGCGGATAGCCTGCGCGGGAAAACGTGCGACCTCGAGATCGTGTCCTCGAGGCAGTATGCCAACGAGAACGCGAGCGCGACCGACGTGCTTGTGATTTACGACGGCAACGCCGACCTGTCCATCGTCGAGGTGGGCCTGGCACCGGCGAAGATGTTCGCCACGGGCGTCGCGTAAGCGAAACCCAGGGGAACGCTTCGGGAAGGTCAATTCAACCAAAACGCATTAAGGAGATTTAGCCATGCCAGGTATCACAAACGACCAAGTGGCCATTTACATGAAAGATATGTATAAGGCCGAACGTGAAGGCTACAAGGAAATGCCCACGAAATACAACGAGATCTTCAAAGTCGTCAGCGGCGTGACCGGAGCCGGCGACAAAATGACGCAGATGTTGGGCGCGGGACGCCTGACCCGTCATTTGACGGAAGATCAGAAAATCAACTTCAAGAGCCCCGTCCAGGGATGGGAGTTTCTCGTGAAGTATTGGACGTTCTCGGACGGCTTGGCCTTCACCAAGACGGCCGTGGACGACACCACCAAGCTCGGCAACCTCATCAAAGACCTCGCGAAAACGTGGGGCCGGATGGTGAGAATTGAGAAGGAAGAGTGGGCGGCGCGCGTGTTCAATGAGGGCGGTAACCTCACCGGCGACGTCGTGTTCAACGGCTCGCATATCGGCAACACCGCGGCCAACGGGAACCTGCTCTATGATGGTTTCCCGCTCTTCAACCTCACCGGCAACGCCCGGTCGTCCAAAGGTGGCGGGACGTATTACAACAGCGTCGCGGCTCTGACGGTCACCCCGTCGGACTTTGAAACGCTGTATGTCCTCCACACCTCGACGAACAACCGCGACGAGCGGGACAACGTCGTGCAGAACCCCTGCGACACGATCCTTGTGCGCCCGGGTGCACAGCGTTTCCAGGCCGACCGCCTGGTGGGCACCGAGAAATACCCCAACAGTCAGCTCAACGACATCAACCCGTATTACAAATTGGTGTCGGTCATTGATTGGGATTACCTCGAAGCGGCCGAGGCGGCCTTCTTCGTTGGAAAGCGTCAGAGCGACGACTTCCAATTCCACGAACGTCAGGACAGCGAAGTGCGCTTCTGGCGCACCGAGGACGACTTGGGT